CTTGGTCGATTGCTTATGGCTATGAGAGGCAAGGATAAATGGATTAAATAGATGGAGTTTCAAAGAACATTTCTTGCCGGTAGGATGAACAAAGATCTCGACGAGAGATTAGTACCGGACGGTGAATACCGTGATGCGGTTAACGTTACTATTGATACATCTGAGGGGTCAAATATTGGTGCCGTTCAGAACGCTCTTGGTAACACCATAACTACCAACATAACTACCATACTGTCTAAATACCAAGTGGCTGCCCCATTAAACGCTGTGACTATAGGTGCAATATCAGTTGAAGCTGAAAACCTATTATATTGGTTTGTAAAAGCTGACAACTTTGAGGGTATATTTGAGTACAACCAAGTTACTAACACATCATTGTTGGTATTAGGTACTACAACTAATCAACTTGGATTTGATAAAAACCACCTCATCACTGGTGTTAACTATGTGACTGATGGTAATGGCGGAGGTCTTCTTATTTGGAATGACAACTTAAATCCACCTAGAAAGATTAATATTAGCAGGTGTAAAGAATACAGTGTTAATGATCCTAGGATTAATAATGACATTAACTTGATTGTTGCACCCCCATTAAACTCACCTTTCATATCATTAAATACCATATCAACACCAAACTTAGAGCCTAACAATATTGAGGATAAGTTTGTATACTTTAGTTATCGATATAAGTATGTGGACAATGAGTACTCCTCAATGTCTCCATTTTCTGCGGTTTCTTTTAATCCTAAAACTTTATTAATAGATACTGAAACTGGGGAGAATAAAGGAATGCTCAACAAGTTCAATCAAGTTGAGGTTGTGTTTGAAACAGGCAACGAATTTGTAAAAGAAATACAACTATTAGTATGGGAATCAAGAACGCTAAATGTAAAAATAGTTGAGACCCTAAATAAAGAAGAGATAGGCATACTAAGCAACTCTACCTATAGCTTTAAATTTATGAATAACAAGACCTATGCAGCCTTACCAGCTGATCAGGTGACTAGATTGTTCGATAATGTGCCATTAAAAGCATTAGCTCAAGATATTATAGGTAATCGATTGATTATGGGTAACTATACTCAGTTTAGAGATCTTATAGACAACTCTGGAGACTTTATAGATATTAACTACACTGTTGGCTACATATCTGACACAGTTACTTCAGAACCTAAACAGACATGGAGAAGTGATCGCGACTACGAGATTGGCATTGCATACTTGGATGATTACGGTCGAATGACTACCGTGCTTACGACTACAACTGATAACACAAGTAACAATCTATCTAACTCAGTATACATACCGCCAACCAATTCAAGCACAGCTAACTCATTACTTGTCAACATAAAAAACAAGGCACCTGAGTGGGCAACCGGATATCGATTCTTTGTAAAGCAATCTAAGACTGAATATTATAATATATTTCCAGTAACTTTTTTGGTATCTGGTTCTTACCGATATTTCTTGATTAATGAAGCAGACAGAGATAAGATTAAAGTAAATGGATATATTATATTCAAGTCTTCTGGTAATGGTCCTACACATTCAAACAAAAGATTTAAAGTTCTTGAGCTTGATCAAAAGGCTGCAAATGCTATTAATAGTGGTTCATTAGAAGGTCTTTACTTTAAGATTAAAGCTGATGCATCTGATACATTTATTAGCGCAACAAGTCAAGTGGTATTTAACTTTAACGGATCAGGTAGAGGTCCTAAATTTATTGGATCTCCACTTGCAACAATTGATCCAGTTACGCAGAGAACAGCAAACGCAAGTATATCAAAAACATTAGCATACTATCACTTTAGTGGTGATAATACTATACAAAATACTGGTCCTTCTGTCAATCTAATCAACATAAATTGTCAGACAGATGCAAGGTTAACTGTGCTAATAACTCCAAATAACAAATATAAAACAACTCTAACATTAGATCAATCGTCTTTCAGTGCTGAGGCAAATATCACTACATCACCTGTATCCATTACTATTGCAACCAACCAAACAGCAAACCTGGTATTTCAACCTGGTACATACAACCCTGGAGATAGATTTGTATTTAACATAAGAGGAGTAGGAAGTAGAGCTGGAACACCTTCAGCTAGAAACAACCCTAATTTCGGATTACCTGTAAACATAAATTCATTTAACAGAGATGAGTATGGAGGTGTTGCATTGTTGCAGGAACCTACAGGTAGCGTTATATATCCAGGTGCACAAATAGTAATAGATATTGAATATGACTGTGCTCCTGGAGATGGGTATAGAGCTAAAACTAATTCATTTACATCTACTAATTACTATACTAATTTAGAAGAGTGGTTTTATGAGTCAGGTGCTTATTCAAGCTTTGTTCAATGGAAAGATGAAAACTCAACAAATAACATAGGATCAAAAGGAGTTACATTTAGAAACGGAATATCTTACAATAATGTTGGTTCCCAACTTTCAAATACCATAGTTCAAGTTCCTTTTTCTACACCTGGATCTAAATTATATATGTGTATACAAGGTTTTGGAGATGGATCTTTCAACCAAAAGAACGAAATAAAGGCATCTTTAAAAGTTACACAGACTCCATTAAATAATAAAATAACTGCCGAGACAGTTCCGGATAATGATGATGTAGATATATTCTACGAGATGAGCAGAACATATCCTGTTGATATTAATGGTAATCACATGGTTTTATGGAATTATGATAGATGTGTTGCTATTGGATCTGCTTTAAGATTAATTCAAGACGATAAAACACAACCTCATTATTTTAAAGATGGGCAGCAAGTATATATTACAGCAGCAAACATACCTGCAGCATTTTACACAATTACTGGTATTCCAGATAGATATACAATACAAATAAACTACGCAACAGCAACAGCAACCATCCCTGGTGGTGTTTCTGATAACATATTAGATAAAAACCAATCAGGAGTACTCAATCAAGCTGTTATTCAATTAAACAATATCGGCAACAAGAATTCAGACTATAACGCTTACTGCTATGGAAATGGTGTTGAGTCTAACCGAATATTAGATGGATTCAATGAGCCATGGCTGAAGTACAGCCTGCGCGCTAGTGGTGTTATTGAGGATTATGAAGAGCAAATAAAAGACACGTCGGTTACATATAGCGGCTTATATCGTTGGGATTCATCTATTAATAGATTGAATGAGTTCAACCTATCTCTTGCTAACTTCAAAAACCTAGACAAGAACTTTGGCACCGTCCAAAAACTTTACGCTAGAACAACTGACCTAGTGGTATTACACCAAGACAAAATAACTTCAGTTCTGTATGGCAAAAACTTATTGGTTGATGCCGTTGGTGGTGGATCAGTAGCCTCTGTGCCTGAAGTGCTTGGAACACAGATTGCCTTACCTTACGAGTTTGGTATATCATCAAATCCAGAGAGTTTTGCTGTATGGAGTGATCGAATGTACTTCTCTGATGCTAAGAGAGGTGTTGTTCTTCAAATGCAAGGCGATCAAGTAATGCAGATATCTCGAATGGGTATGTCTGATTATTTTAGAGATTTAATGGCAAGCACGCCAAATATGGCTAAGCTTGGTGCATACGACCCATACAATCATAATTACGTGATTGCGTCTACAGATAGAAGAAATGTACCTTGCGATATACAGATTAATCCATATGCTGATTCTTTCCCTTACAATACAGCTGGAAGTCTTCAATATTTATTTGCACTATCAGGTACAACAAGCTGGTCAATTACATTAATTAATAACGGATTTGGTACTAACTGGATTGAACTTCCTCCTTACTGTCAGACAGGTGTAGGTGCTCAAGATATATACGCAAGAATTCAAAATAACATCACTCTATCAAACAGAAGTGTTATTGTTAGAGTTGCATACTGTAACACATACGTAGACTACACATTAACTCAAGGTAGAACTAGAAAAATAGACTTTAATATTTTAACATTAGGCACAGATGGGTAAAACTAAGCAGGCATTCAGCTACACAGGTAGCTCAACATACACAATTGACAATGTGGTATTAAGTAGCAGCGCTATCGCTCTATTTGATACGTCCACAGGTGTCGGTGGCGTTGACTATATTCCATACGATGGGGCTACCGTCACTGTGGTCGCTGGTGATGTTTTATCTGACTACCGACAGCTCGCACCAACTTTAAATAATAAGCTCTATTATTTGGTTTCAGACACTGCATACACAGCAGCTGACAAGACAACCATACTTAGCATAGCAACTGAAATACCGGTCATTTATTCGGCAGGAGTATTTACCGGCACATTTGTTTTCTTAAATCCAAATAACTATGAGTATGTATACTTGTTATGGGATTATGAGGATAAAATGGATACCGTTGCGTCATATAAAGGCGTAACCGATAGCCGAGCAATCGATATGCTTTTCGGGCCTAACATCGGGCGAGCTGGTATTAGTTTTAATACCGTTGACCCAGACCAACCAACAAGATATCAGATTGAATGGAACGGTGAGATTGTTGCGGATACTAAATATGTCGGTTTAAATTCATCCGCAAACTACATAAAATTAGAAGCTGCAGGTATTCCCGCAGAAGATATTGGTCTTGTGGCTCCATACGATGGTCTTGTTAATAATGGCACTGGCATTATTGAATTTTACAAAAATCTACCTGAAGGTGAAGCAAGTTTAATTGTATCTTCAGCAACTGCTAGTTCTACATGGATAGTAAACAAGATTAATCCATATTTAACTCAGTTTTATATTGACCAAGATCCTGGAACAACTGCAAATGTATGCGCACAGTGTCCTGATGTCGCTATTTACCATAATGGCATTGACGCTCTTCCAAACGTTGGAGATCAGTTGTTTACAACAAGCACAGGATCAGCAGTTTACGTTGGTGATGATTTTTTACATCTTATTGATACAAGATCATGCACTACTCCTCCAATATCAAACTTAAGTTATATTGAGATAAGCTCTACAGGTGAGGTTTTATCAAAACAAAGCTGTACATGTTCAGAGTTTGCGGTTCCATTTATTATTGCGGATCCAATTACAGCTAATACTAATACCTCAGAGAGTGTAACGATAGAGGTTATTAATAATCCTACTTCTTGGGTAGTTAGCTCAAGCACGTTACCCGATCAGGCAACTTTCTCAAATGGGACTATATATTTTGAAAATTGCCCTGCTGGTGTTTATTCAATAGAATTATCAGCATTAAATTGCGTAGGAAGAAGCTCATTAGTTACTATATCTGTAACAGTGTCAGACCTTGGCAACATGAAGCCTTTCTTAATTGACGTTGAGCAGTTTAAAGAATCTGGTAGAGATGCATGTCTAGTAATACCTACATTTACCTTAATGTACTTTGAGGGTGATGGTTACATACCAAACCTAATCGATACTGTATTCTACGACTCAGAAGGCTTACGTCCATTTATGGGAGGTAAGAAATGGTACTATATAAATGACTCAAACTACAGCATTCAGATTGATCAAGAAGGAACCATTATTGGAAAAAGTGTGTGTGTTGGAGCCACTACAACGACTACAACGACAAGCACAACAACACTACCTTCAGGCACCTATTTTAATGCAACATCATGCGTTGATAACACATTAAGTGTTGTACTAAGAAATTCATTAGGAACATCAATTGCAACAAATTTAGTTGTTAAAACAACAGACGGTAACTGTTGGAGAGTAACCGGATCAAGAACCGCAGCAACGCCATATTATAATGTTGTTACACCGATAGTTACATACGCTGACTGCACTGCATGTACTGGGACTACCACAACTACAACTACTAGCACAACCACAACGTCAACGCCCGTCACTGGTTTTGACTTTGATGTTACGCCATTCAACACAGACCTATTGGCATGCACGTCCACACCGTCATATGTAACATACTATCACACAGGCACATTAGCAGTAAACAGTTTTGTTTACACCAACTCAGGCGCCACAACACTATTTAATGGGGGGTTCTTGTGGTATTTAGTTAGAAAGTCAGGTGTGACATATGCTTGCCTAGTCGCTGACACAGGTCAGATTCTAAAGCTATTGGCTTGCTCAGGTGTAACCACTACAACAACCACAACCACATTGCCTTTCTATTACTACAATGGAACTAAATGTGTGGGCGGTGCTGCTGTACTAATGAGATACCAAGGCTTTGCTCCTTTAAGTTTGCCTAATTTCATAAAAGACAGTAACGGCGATTGCATAACAATCACGTCAGTAGCTTCACCTGGAGCGCAAAATGGTGACATATACTACACTTATGGAAGCTGTTCAGAGTGCGCTGCAACTACAACTACTACAACAACTACTACAACTACAACAACGTCAACTACAACAACATCAACTACCACAACGACGATTGCTCCGTTGACGTCAATCACGCTGTCATACTCTTCTTCACAATCAACAGTTTGTACTGTTCTTGATATTGATAATTATTATGTAAATGGTGCAATTGGTGTCCCTGGAAATAATATCTTTACAAACCTTTTAGGCACTATTTCAGCGCCTGCTGGTTGGTACTTGAATTTAATTATTAATGTCGCGTATGAATGGGACGGATCAGACTGGACCGGAGCGACTAACGTTTGTTAATGAAGACACTTAGGATGTTGTCAGCGCAACCTGCGCTTGACTACTACGCTTGGCAGATTGAGGTGTGCATACATAACTTTGCATCTCTCGGTTATAAGAACATTGATATTGTAGCTGGATATCAGGATGAGATACCAGAGTCTTGGAATAAGTTATACCAAACTTATAGTGATATTGCTAGGTTCTTTTTCTATAAAGACACTATGGGAGATTGTAACTACCCGCCTGCTATTCAAGCTCATTTACTTCAGAAGCATTTCAAGAAACATCCAGAGTTAAAAAACGATGTGTTCTTTTTTCATGACGCTGATTTTGTTTTCACTAAGTATATGGACTTTACTCCATACCTAGAGGGAGATATCTGGTACTTCTCAGACACTATCTCATATATAGGATATGACTATATCATGAGCAAGGGTGAAGAAGTATTAAAGGCCATGTGTAACCAAGTTGGAATATCACGTAAACTAATTGAGTTTAATAAGAATAAAAGTGGTGGCGCTCAGAAGCTCATGAAGAATCTAACCTCACACTATTGGGGAAAAGTAGAGCAAGATAGCAAGGACTTATACAACCTACTGACTGGTCTTCAACATGTTAAGAAGGAAGGTGATCCGAACGGTATACAGGCATGGACTGCTAGTATGTGGGCCGAACTTTGGAACGCTTGGTTTTTCGGTCATCATGTTGAAGTACCAAAAGACTTTGATTTTGCTTGGGCAACCTGCCCTGCAGATCGATGGGATGATCTGTACTTCTTTCATAACGCCGGTGTTATAAATTCAACGCAAGGCATGTTTCACAAGGCTTCATATATGGATAGCCTTCCATTTGAGACAGACCTTCAGTTAGATCCAAACAGATGCTCATACAAGTATTATGAGATGATCAAGAGTATGAAAAGTTGCTTGGTCTAAAATTCGTAACTTTGTTATATGATTATAGATACGCTTACATTCTCCAATAAGGCTGAGGGATGGACCTCTAGGTGGACCTATCGACCAGAGTGGATGATTGGTCTTAACAGCACTTTCTTTTCATTTAAAGAAGGTAATCTATATCAGCATGACACCAATCAAACTAGGACACAGTTTTATAATCAACCTGTTGACGATATTGATTTTTATGGTTTCTCTATAGAGACTATAATAAACGAGTCGCCTATAGAAACGAAAATGTTTAAGCTATTGAACTTGGACTGCACGCACGCATTAGATGTGATAGGTGCTACAGATCTAGATCAGATTCAAATGGATAGCTCTCAGTTTGTTAAGAAAGAAGGTGACTTCTATTCATACCTAAGAAGGCCACAAGGGCAGTTGAATTTCGATCTTGTATCTATTCAAGGTGTAGGATTGGTTGACTCTGTTGCTGGCTTAGTTATATCACTTGACGTACCATTTACAAATATAAACCCTGGAGATACGTTATATAAAGGCAACATATCAGCAGGTCAGCTAACAAACATACAGCTAGTAGGATCAATCAGTGCAGCGGCATCTCAACAAATAACAATAGCTACCGCATTTAGCAATACACCAAACCCTGGCGACTATTTATTCGTCAATAAAAACTCAACAGCTGAGTCATACGGAGCTAGAGGTAGGTATCTAAACCTAACAATGAGTCTAAGCGGTTCTGAGGCTACACCTGAAGTTGAGCTATTTGCTGTTAAGACGTCATTATTCAAAAGTTTTCCTTAAATTTGTTACATGGAAGTTAGGTATCTTGATGACCGTGACTACGATGTTTTAGCGTCATGGTGGAAAGATTGGAGATGGACTCCACCGCCTAAAGATATGCTGCCTCAAAATGGAAGAGGTGGATTGATGATTACAAAGGATGGTGAAGACATTTGCGCTGGATTCATCTATTTTACCAACTCGGCTACTGCTTGGGTTGAATTTATTGTATCTAACTTTCAATATAAAAACAAAGACCGAAAGGACGCTATTCTAATTTTGATTAACGCACTATCGGAGGTTGCTAAGGAAAATGGATGCAAGTATGTATACACTTCACTTAAAAACCAAAGCTTAATAAACTACTATGCAGAGTGCGGATTCCAAAAGGGATCTGAGAACTGCACTGAAATGATAAAGATATGGCAGCAGTAACATCAACATTAGTGGCATTAGGAGGAATTGGCCTTAGTGCCGCCCAGGCTATCAAGGCAAACAAAGATATGAGACAGGCAGCAAGAGCTAGTGATCTATCTAAACAGCAACTCAAGCAAATCAAAGAGACCAATCCATTCAAGGCTGTTCAGACACCTATGCTTGGCTTTGAGTTGGCACAAGAACAACAGAACCAAAGGACAGCTCAGCTTGCTCAAATGGTTACGGGTCTTGGTGCTGAAGGTGCTATTGGAGGCATCGGCCAGTTGGCTCAAGCAGGTAACGAGCAAGATGTGCAATTAGCCGCTCAAGCTAATCAAACACAATTCCAAAGAGATATGGCACAAGCTGAGGCTGAGTCAGGTATTCAAGCCCGTAAAGCTGAGAGAGATTGGATGGCTGGTATTGGTGATATTCAAGAACAGAACATGAGACGAGCAGAGGCAGCTGCTAATAGAAATGCTGCAATATCAGGGGCTTTTAGTTCTTTAGGTACAGCTGCTTTAGGTGTTGATGAAATGATAGACCTTTACCGTAAAAACAAATCAATACCTAATACCAAAGCAGGTGCCGGAGGAGGTGTAAACTGGGATTATTTATTTGGAAATAAACCAAACTATCTAAACTTACAACAGCCTCAAAATATGGTTACTGGATCTAACATAAATAATCCTAACGCGGTGTTAGGTAATCAAGGAAACCAAGTACAACTACCATAATGGCAATAAATCAAAACATATTTGGGTACATGCCAGTCGAATCTGTCGACTGGGCAAAGCAAATGAATAGCCTTTCAGGTACTATATCTGGTATTGGTGAGCGTCGTGAAAAAGAGAAAGAATATCTAGATCAGTTAAAGACTGACAATATAAAGACTATTCAACAATCGGACGCTAATTCAAGTCAGAATTTTGGGCAGATGATGCTTGGGGCTACTCAGGATGGTGTCAGTTTAATGAAGCAATGGAATGATGCCCTTAAAAGAGGTGAGCTAGATCCGAAGCAGTATAAGCAAAATATAAATAACTTCATGGAAAGCTGGGGTACTTTAGGCAATAGCATTAAGAGTTTTGATGCTAAGAATGCCGAGCTTCAGAAAAGACTTCAAGACGGAACTGCATCAAAGGCATCTGTAGAGGCCGCTCAATATTTTGCTAAAATGGGGGATATTAAAAACATGAAAGTTTTTATCGACCCATCTAATGGCACCGTTAGCACAGGTAGATTAGATCCTAGAACCGGTCAAGTTATTCCTGATACTATTGACAGCGCAAAAACAAGTGCTGATCCAAGTAATGCTGTCTTTGATAAAATTAATTTAGCTGAGGCTGTGAGTCAAACCACAAAACTATGGAAACCATATGTTACTGAAAATGGCATTACTACAGTAAGCGACTTAACTAAAAGAGAAGGATTTAGTTATGCTGTATCAGATCTTGTTGGTTCACTAACTAGCAACGATAGGATGACACTTAGTATACTACAAGATAATACAAATGGTAACTATCAGACATACTATACAGAAGGTGATAGAACAGATTTATTGGTTGAAGCTGTCAATAGGGAGAATCAATCAAGAAGATATAGAGGCGAAAAGCCATTATCTGGTGGTGAATTAGATTCATTTATTAATGATGCGGGTAATAAACTTATAGCCATGAAGAAAGATCCTTCTGGTGTATATCAACCTGTAATAACTGAGCTACACAAACAAGATGCTGAAAAAGCAGTTATCAACTCTATAGAGATGCAATTAGAATTTAAGTCCACGCAAGACGAGATTACTTTCGGGCGTGGTGGTACTAGTTCAGAGATACCTAAGGAGAAGTTCAACACATTGTCTGAATATGTAGTTAACAATTGGGGATCTGCCTCAGCACTAAATAATCAAGCTAGACCTGGTTATAAGTTTAAGTGGGATTCAGGAACTCTAAATGTATACAAAGAAGAATCTGATGGTAGAGGTGGAATTGACTTGACACTAATTGGGCCAATACCTTCACAGGTAGAGCTTGGTAAATATTTAGGAATAACAAACACTCAGCTAGATGACTGGAAAGCTGCTGTTGAGAGAGCTAAAGGTAAAAAACCAGCAGCTCCTGTTAAACCGAAGCCAAAGCCAAAGACTGGTGGATCAGGTGTTAAATGGGGTTAATAACAGATAAATAATAAAACATGCCAAACGATAATCTTAAGAAGTACTATTCCTATTTAAAGTCAAACGGCGCTGATGTAGCTCCCACATATGATTCATTTGTATCTACATTAAATAATGAAGAAAATGCTAAGAAATACTACTCTTATTTACAGAGTAATGGATTCGACACGCCACCTTCATACGACCAATTTGCCAACACTTTGGGTATAAAAAAAAAAGATCCTACGGCATCTGGATCAGGAACGTCTTCATCGGGAAGATCATCCAACACAACAACAAAGCCTACGGCATCTTCATATTCAAAAGGTGAAATCTTTACTGGTTATCCAGGTAAGGAAGAGAAGCCATATCAATTTAAGGATGGTAAGTGGTATGAGGAGGCTCCTGTAAAAGTATATGGTCAGGAGGCTAAGTATGTGCAGATTCAAGATCCAAATAGAATTGGTAATCTCAATAAGCAGTTTAAAAAGGACGCATCTTTATCCCAACAAGAGGAGGTTTTTAATAACTACGATGACGAAAAATCTGACAACCAATACCGTATAAAAGACGGACAATGGCAGCGAATGACTCCTGGCAGTAAGTGGCATACCATTCAGAATGAGGGATCAATCAATGCGTTAAATAATCGATACGGCAAAAGCGTAAGCACTAGAGTTTCAACCACAACTACAGTAAAGCCTGTAAAGTTTGATGACATTAACTCAGACTTTATGGCAAAAACAGAAGAGGATGCTATAAAAAAACTAACTGAAAAATATGGCAAGCTTGGCTTTGAGTTCTCTGAAGAGGGTTTATTTTTAAAGGATCAAATTAGAGTAAAAACTAAAGATGGTAGTAAGGATCAGGTATTTGAGTTTGACGAAAAAAATCCTGAGCAAGCACGTGAATTACGTGCATTCTTAGAAGCAAATGCCTCTAAGCCGTATAGTGAAAGTTTTGATAAGGCGTTATCTGCTCTTAATAAAGGAGATGTAAGGCCAAGTTATCAGATTGGTGGTAGTACACTTGCTTTTGGAACTGATCAAGATGGATTAGAAAAAGAGTCTGCTGCTATTAGAGGAAAGAACTTGCTATCAAGCGATTTTCAGTCACAGTTTAAAAAGCTACCATTTGATGAACAAAAAGAACTTATTCAAAAGCAAATTGCTAGTGGATCTCTTCCTTCAAGTGATGTTCAATCTTTTTACAAAAGTGAAGCATATAAAGACTATAAGAAAAAGAAAATAGCTGGAGATCAACAAGTTAAAGCAAAGCAAGACCAAATATTTGATGACTATCAGTACGCCTTAGCTACTAAAGATCCGGCCAAAATAAAGGAAGCGAAGGCTAAAATTAATGCATACTATACCGATGATATTATACAGGATAATGTTAAGACGTATAACATGAAGCTTAATGATCTTGAACAGTCACAAAAAAAGATACTACAAGATAGGAAAGTATACGATGATGAGGTAAATAGATTTAATGAGCTAGCCCAAAGCGGCAATATGACTCAAGAACAATATGATGCTCAAAAAAAAATACTAGATAGTCAAGCTGAATCATTAGAAACAAGAGCTCAGAACTTTGTGATGCAAAGAAAAGAAATTCAAGCATCACAAAATAAGCTAAACTTGGTGGCTGGTAAGTACGTAGCTGCTAAAGAAAAGGAAGGTAACTTTGGTGGATTTGTAGTTAACAAGGTATTGAGTGGTATATCAATGACATTCGCTGAACCATTCGCTGGATTAGAGGCTACTCAAAATAGATATGATTACTTATCTCCAGAAGAAAAAGCTTACTACAAGTCAATTAAATATAACGGAAAGAATCTTACTAAAGATCAGATTGAAAATCTACTTGACAATCAGGCTGTATTAAAGGCAAAGAACCAAGCGAAAGAAAATATTATTGATGTACTTGGATCTGAAGGTACCACTCTTGAGTACATGAAGTCTGGAGATAGAGGGTTTATTACACAAGCAATAGGCGGTGTTCTTGAATCTCTTCCTGCAATGGCAACTGGTGTAGCTGGAAAAGCAGCTGGTTTTGTAGGTCTTGCGGCACAAGCTTATAGTGGGATTGAAGAGGAGATGCTTAGCGACCCTGACTTCCAGTACACTTCTGCAGGTGATCGTGCTATTATTGCGATACCATATGCAGCAGGAATGGGCGTACTTGAGAGTGTAGGTTTACAAAACTTAGTTAAGGGAGACTCATTCTTAGGTAAAGTTATGATGGATGTTGCTCTTAAGTCAGCTAAGAAATTAGGAGCTAATGCAACTAAAGAAGCACTTGAAAGAGTTGCAGCCAAAGAGGTTGAAAGTCTTTTAGCTAAGGGGTTAATTCGTGTAACACAGGCAGGCGTTGCTGAATTTGAAACCGGATTTACGCAAGCATTGGTATTAGACCAAGGATTAAAAAATGTTTACAACTACATTCAACAAAGCGGCCTAACTGAAGAGCAAAAGAAAAATCTAACTCAAGGTGAGTACTTTGATACAGCCGATGGGTTTAAAGAATTAGCATCCCAAACATTTGAGGATGGTGTTGCTGAAATGATTGGCGGTGTTGTTATGGGATCTGTAGGAACTCTATTTCAAGCTGTAACAAAGGGTAATATTTCTTTGTACAATGATGATGACGTTAAGTTCTTAAAAGATGTTGTCGCAGATAGCAACTTTAAGAAACTATACGTAGCATCTATGAAGACGCAGATGCTAGATGGCAAAATCACTAAGTCAAAAGCGCAGCAGAACTTAGACAACTTAAATGAGATTGAGGCTGCATTTGATATGATGCCAGATGGTTTGTCTACAGCAGATATGAACAGATCGCTTTCTTTGATTACAGAGAGAGCTCAACTAACAAAAGAAAAAGCAGGGAAAGACCCTAACCTTGTTGCACCATTAGAGGCGCGCATCAAGGCCATAAATGAAGAACTAACACAAATTGGAGAAAATGCCGTTCAAAAGCAAACAACAGGTGAAGTATCTGTACAGCCAGGAACCAAAGGTGGCAGAGAAGTGGAGGAAAGAAAACCCGAAACAGGACTTAAAGAAACTACCCAAAAAGGTAAAGAAGAAGTAGATCAGTACATTGCTGATATGGGTGCTGAAGCCCGTATTGGAAATACCATCAATCCGGTTATGGAAAAGATGGCTAATACTGAGTACATCAACGACAATGATATTGATAACGCCATTGAGGCAATTTTTAATGAAGTCGAGAGTTTAGATAAGTCAGACTACAGTGCAGAGACAAAAGCTGCATTGTCTGAGAAGCTACTAAACATCGCTGAAAAATTAGATAACTATGAATTTAGAACAAAGACTGAAACTGTCGCAACTACCAAAGCAGGCGCAGCTACAACTACTAGAAGAACTTCTGAAGCGGTCCAAAAAATCAGAGCCGAAAAATACTTCGATGGAGTCCAAGCCACAGTCAATGGACAAGAAGTAACTCTTAAGGATAATAAAGGACGAGTAGAGGCTCAGATGCCAAACGGTGAGGTGGTTGTGTTAGACACACCTACCATGGAGATTGCCGAGGATGGATTTGAGTTTGATGACAATGGCGCACTTCAGGCTGTCACAGTAACCGATAGACTTGGCAATACAGCTAAACTTACTGGTGATCAGGCACTTGACTTTGCTATCCGTGATCGTGAGAACAAGCTTGGTGTTGTTGAGCAGGCTGAGTTTGATACTGTATACCAAGAGGTAGAGAAGAAGTATATCAAGGAGACGCCGGCACCTCAAGTAGCAGCTAAAAAACAAGCCGCTGTTGAAGAACAGCAGCCTGTAGTTGAAGAAGAAGGCCAACCAATTGCAGAACCTAACGAATCCAATCGCTTTACCGAGCGAAATGCCAAGGTTATGGCCGTCAAGTTTCCTAGTAAAAAAGGAATTGTAAGGGCAGCTCTGAACATAATCAAAGCCTTGCCTGGTGTAAAAATTTACTTGCATGAGGACTCTAATCAGTATGCTCAAGAAGTGAGTGCTAGAGTTAAAGAATCAATAAAAATAAAAAAAGATCTTGATGAAGCAGGTTCTTACATTGATGGTGAGATCCATATTGACATGTCAAAGGCTGATTTAGTTACGTTACTACATGAGGCATTCCATCATGCATTTTTGACACTTGGTGTTAAGAACGGAATGTTTATTGATCTAGCAAAAGGTCTTCGTTCATTAATAAAAAATAAAGAAGCACTTGACTATTTAGATGAATTTATTGCAAGCTACTCAGAAGAGACAGCAGAATTACAAGCAGAAGAATTTGCTGTAGAGTTAGGAGCTATACTTGCTAACAATCGAGAAGAGCTTACAACTACAAAGCTTACTCAGTTCAAGGCATTGATCAACCGAATAGCAAAGAAAATTGGCCTAGGAATGGTATTTTCTTCAGCAGCAAATAGCAAAGAAGCGGCTGACTTTATTAATGCTATTACTCGTGGATTAACTACTGGTGATATCGTTGAAGGTAAATTCAAGCCAACTAAGACAGGAAAAGCTAAAAGGCAAGCAGTAACTATTATGGAGGGAAGGGAATCCATGAAGAAGTTTGGATTAACTCCTGGTAAAAATGTTACAAGAAAAATTGGAGAAGCTCTTGAGGCTAGACAAAGAGCAAAATATGGAACAATAGCTCAAAAAGATAATTCTCCTGAAGCTAGAAAAAAAATATCAAACTGGATGGTTGATGAAGTTAAATACTTTGTTCAATTAATGGGTGATAAAAGCGGCAAAGGATGGTATGGTGAGCTATATCAGAATTCATTAGATGCTATGGCTAAGGTTTTCCCTGAAATGAAAACTGATCAGAATGCTAGAGATTTATTTACAATGCTTGTAGCAATCACATCTGATGGCCAGAAAGTTATGAGTAATTTTAGATTAGCTGCTGCTGCCTACGACTATTATAAGAAAAACGGCGTAATGCCGAATACTTTACCTGGGCAACGTGTTGCTTCTTTTGAGGCAAATCTCAAACGAATAAACGAATTACTTGTTGAATATAACGGAGATATAGCAACTATCAAAGAAAAATTGATGGAAGTTAAATCTATTCAAGAAATTAATCAAGAAAGAAAAAAAGAAGGATTAGAACCTCTTTCTACTAATTGGCCTGTTAGCTTTAAGGCTCCATTTGCAGCATCTGTATTTGGTCCAAAATTAGGAATGTTTTATTCCAATCTATCAGGTAATGAATCGTATCCAACACTTGATAGATGGTGGTCTAGAACTTTTAATAGATATAGAGGCACATTAATTCCTGGATTAAAGTCAGGATTTAGTGCAAAAGGAGAGGCTATTGGACTTGATAGATTTAAACAACTGCTTGGAAATCCGGGGATGAGCAATGAAGAAGCTCTTTTAGCAGCAAAATCTTATAGGGACTCTTATGCTGCTAAGGGATATAAATCAGGAACTGATGTTGAAAAAGCGGCTAACACTATATATAAGACAGCATTTGAGAACTTAAATGATGCCCCATTTACTAAAAATGATCGTCAATTTATGTATGATACAATATCTGATGCTGTAAATAAATTAAACAAGCAGGGATATGACTTAAGTATTGCTGACGTTCAGGCTATACTTTGGTATTTTGAAAAGAATCTCTACAAAACGTTAGGTGTTCAAGCAAAAATAGAAGGTATAAGTTATGAAGATGCAGCTAATTACACATACGATAAATGGAAAGAATCTGGAAACAAGTTTGACTATAAGATTAACGAATCAGAGGAAGGTCAAGCTGTAGAAGATGCTGATGAGGATATACAGGAAGAAATAATTCAGCGAAAAAAACAATTAAAAATAAAAGAAAATAACAAAAAACTCCCTAACTTAGCGCAAAATGAAAAAGGAAACATACAATCCGAACGAACCGGAGACGGAAGAACAGCACGGCCTGCAATCAGCAAAAATGCGCCTCTCGAAGGTGCTCCAACAATCCAAGGGGCAACCGGACCAGACCCAGAACTTGTATCAGTTGCTGAAAAATATGCAGATGAAAACAATATTGATCTCAAAAGACAAGGAGAGTACGTCGAATTAGACGAAGAAAGAGCTAAGAGATTAGCCGATGCTTACGAGCAGATGGCTGACGACCCTCAAAATCCAAAAGTCAAAGATGCATATGCTGAATTAATAAAACAAACTAAAGCTCAATACCAAGCATTGGTAGATGCGGGCTATAAGTTTTGGTTTGTTGATTTTAATAATCCTGAGAATATTGATTACATATCATCTCCGTATAACGCCATGCGTGATTTGCGCCAAAACAAACAGATGGGCGTTTTCCCAACAGAACAAGGTTTTGGCTCAAATGAAAATATAGATGTATCTAAAAATCCTTTATTAGAGGACACAGGTATCATGTGGCCATCAGGTGGATTAAATGGAAAAATGAAAATTGTTACAGCAAATGATTTATTTAGAGCTGTACATGACGCATTCGGGCATGGTCTTGAGGGGGCTGGATTTAGAGCAAGAGGCGAAGAGAATGCATGGCAAGCTCATTCAAGATTGTACACAGGAAGTGCTATAGGTGCTATGACGAGTGAAACAAGAGGTCAAAACTCTTGGGTAAACTACGGACCTAAAGGAGAGCAAAATAGAACTGCGAGTGGTGAAGATACTATTTTTGCTGATCAAAAAGTAGGTCTTATGCCTAAATGGACATGGACTGAAGGTCGCGCAGGTGATATGGAAGCCCCTAAACGAAAGAAGCAATTGAAGCCTAAAATTTTAGGCGTGAAGCCTACAGTGGTGATTGTGAACGATGAGCAGAAGGCCTTGGTTGATCAGATCAAGCTTGAAGTCAGAGCACAACGCGAGCAGAAGAAGGCATACAAGCAAGTGCTTGCAGACATCTCAGCTAGAGTCACAGCGCTTAAGAGTAAAGGTAATATATCTGTCAAGCAGTTTGACGCCATCATGAAGAACTTAAAGCGCTTAAACTTTGATAACGAAACAAAGGTCCAGGCGTTTATTGACTACGTGTCAAGAGCCCTTGCTAATGCAGACTACGTAGAGAAAGTAGCTAAAGCTCAGTCACTTAATAAAAGAATCAAGGCTAGTCTAAAAGGCACAGCTAATCCATTTGCTGTATTGGCTAAGATGTTCACGACATTGGACTCACGATGGGTACAGAACATTGACGACCATATTGCAGTGGCTCAGATGATCTTAGATGGCGTTAAGCCTAGCGCAGCTAGACGTGGTGTCCTTACACTTAAAGAGGAACCAGATCTACAAGTTATTGCTGAATATATTGACGCTGAGCAGACGCTTCAAACGCAGATGTTGCTTGATAGGCTTAAGTTTAGATATGAAATGATTACAGGTAATCCATCAGACAAGTTAACAGCTGATGAGATGATTACTCTTCTAGATGCATTAAAGCCAAATGAAGACCAAACTGATAAGATAAAAGAACAGATAGATCAAAAGTTTGCTGAGTATGCATCTATGTTATCTGAAGAAGATCCACAAGTTATTGTTGATGCTGTAAATGTAGATACAGACATGATAAGTTGGAGAGAGTCTGTTAAGATACTAGATGCACTTGACACATACTTTACTAATGGGTCATTAGCTGGTATTGACTCGCTTATGGGTTCATATCAAGGTATTGTTAATGTGAAGAGATTTAAGGATAAATCTAATCCAATGACAATAGCTCTTTCTAAAAATTTGGCAAAACTTAAATTTGAAAACTTTACTGGGTTCACAAGAATACTAGAAAGAAAATTCAGAAGTCTAGAAAAATCTCTTGCTTATGAAAAAGCGAGTGGAATTAATGATATTGTTACTGGTGTTAATAGAGCTGACTTTGAAGCCGCTAAGAAACAAAAGGAATATATTAAAAAGTTTGAAAAGGTAAAAGATTTCAACTCAAATGAGAATATATATGAGAGAGGTGTAATTGCAGATCTTATTAGAACAAACGCAGGTATTGATCAGGATGCTGAATTTGATCGATTAGTAAACATATTGATAGACTCTAAAGACATGTTGCTTGCAAGCCAAGATCAAACTAAAGTTGAGATGGGTAGGTTGTGTGACAAAGTTTTCAAAAAACTTGGTCTTTATGAGGATGGAATTACAATTGACGACGTACTATCTAAGGCTACTAAAACAAATGTAGATGCGGTAGAATTTGTTGTAGATATGTTTGCAGATAAGTATGACTTACTTAGCGACACAGCGCTAGGTGTGTATAACGTTATGCTTGGTCAAGACATAAACTACACACCAAAGATATACATGAATATTAGAAATGAGAAGTCTGTTGACTCTGATCCGTTGTCAGGAAAAGACGCGTTCAGTCTTGGAGCTTATTCAAACTTGTATGCAGGTTTTAATAAAAATGAGGCAGGAGTTTTAATGCCTATTACAAGACCAAAGGACTTAAAAGATGCTGGAAAATATATTGATTTGAACTTTGACAACAATATGTTTAGATCTTATCGCTTGGCATTAACTGATGCATACACTGCAAAATCAATACGTCAGTTAAATTCATTCTTCAACACAAAAGAAAATGAAGACATATTAGCATCCGAAAAAGACTTTGATGTAATTAAGGCAGCACTAAGTGACTACATTAATACAGCAAAGGGGAAGAACTTTATTGGTAAGATAACTTCACAAGAGGTAGATAAGTTTATAAACCTAATCAGTACGTTTGGATCTGTAAGAGCGCTCGTTGGTGTTGGACAGGCATTTAGCCAGTTTGCTTCTGGTATGTCAAACACAATAATTAATGCAGGTGAGCATATTAGACCATCCGACTTTACAAAAAAGGCATTTGATTTCATGAACAGATCAGGACAGCCTATTGCAAACGTAGGTGAGAATGACATTCTAATATCACTAGCCAACTTTGATAAGTCTATTGAGAGAGCGACTGTTGGTAAAAATATGGCAGAAATAGGACTTGATAAGTTTGCCAAGTTTAACTCAAAGGCATTCCAAATATTTGTATCAAACCCAGATGCTGCCGCTAGACGATTAGCTTGGATGGCATACTACAGAAAATATGTAATTAAAAACAAACTTGGTCCTATAGACTTTAATGCAGAGCCAAATGCTGAAGCTGCTGCTTATGCTCAAGGGATGGTAGATAGGTCAATGGATGCTACTGATGCTAGAATTCGTGGTGACATATATAGAACTCAAAACGTATGGGCAAAAGCTGTTAGAAGTATGTTGTTCCCATTCTCTTCATTTGGTATGAACCAAAAGACTAGAATGTGGGGAGACCTTACTAAGTTGGTTACATTCAATGCTGACTTTGATACAGCTAGATCATTGGCGTCAATTGGAGCTGAAATGTTCATATACAACTTGATTAGATACCAAATGGCGCGTCTAATATTGTATGCAGCAATGAATATGCTTGGATATGACGATGAGGAGCAAGATGAGCTAATTAAAGAGCTCAAGAAAAATATGATGTCATCATCATGGAGTAAGGCTGTTGTCGACACATTCTCTCCACTAGCTCTATTTGATAATTGGACTCTTGAATTAGCAAACTGGTTAATGGCTGAAACAGGCGTTGGTGAGCCTAATCAAAAAGAAGTTGATGAATTTATTAAAGAGGAGAACGACATTAGAAAAATTAAAAGACTAGACCCTCTAACAAAAGAACAGGAAAAGCGTAAAAGAGATGAATTCATGACTGAGAATTCAATGCAGTTCTACATATCCGACGAAGCTAATTGGGGTGTACTCGGAATACAATTTGAAAAAGGAGCGGAGTCATATGAAATATACAAGGCATTAACAACCGGTAAGTATACAGATGAGTATGGTCGAGATGTTTACTTTGATAGCGAAGCTCGTGAAAAGTTAAAGTGGGTAGCTTTATTAAAGACTGGTGGACAAATAGTACCTTTAAGAGAAATCGATCAGGTAGCTAATAAGTCACTCAAGTTCCTTAAAAAAGGTAACACAATGTCTGAGAAAAAGTACGACATGATAACCGAGATAAAAAGAAAATTTGGGAAAGTAGATCCGGTGCTAGAGAAACTAGCTGAGAAAAAGAATAAGATTACCACCATTGAAAATGAAATCGCTTGGATAAATAAACATGGTGGTTTAAAAGGACCTAAAGAAAAGATGGAGTACGCAAAACTACTAGATTTAATCTCAACACCATCGAAAGATATGTTAGAGAAAATTCAAAGAGGTGGTACTGCTCAGGAAATATTTGATCAAGAGTTAAAGAAGTAAGGCATAACAACCTTACGATTAGAATCAAGGTCGATCTGGAAGAACACAAATCCTGATCGGCCTTTCTTAAAGTTGGTCTGAACCCACTCTGAACTTGGTGAGAATGCCGGGAAGTTGAAGTAGTCAAACTCATCAGACGAGCTGTAGTCAAACAGCATCTGGTGTGAATCACCCTTACTAAACTCAACATATTCGCATGACCTTATGTCTTGGGCGTGTCTAATGTACTGAGATATTTTCTCAACACTTCTTGGATCAAGCTGGACCTTGAAGCCAAACTTAAGGTTGCGAGAGTCCTTGCCATGGCTGATGATAAACCCATGTTTTCCAATTATATAGTGGTTTATAAAACGCTTGTGGTTGACGACGTGAACGTTGCTGTACTTGCGATCAACGACATGCTTAAATGCTGAGTTGACAATGTATCCGAAGGCACCTGAGTGATTGTCCTCACATATGTTATTGCACATGATGTTCTTATACTGTGGTGCTAAATAGTCAATCAACAACACTTTGGCTTTGAGTCCTGACTCGAACGCCTCTTCGTTTGTCATGTTTTGTGGTAGCTTATGACCCTTACGAGTTGTCTCACCATCCCAACCATCCATAAAGTCTCCCAGATCGTCTATAACAAGGCTATCTGACGACTTATTGGCCAATACGAACTCTGCCATCTCCTTGACTCTTTTAATGAGCTCAGACTCGTTCCAATCAGCGGCATACAATGCCAATCCTTTACGGCTAGCATCCATGCCTACGTGGACGTCAGTCCATACCAATCGATCGACTGTCTTTCCTGGCTTCCAGTCGCCCTTAGGAACTGGCAACTTACCGTCAAGGCATTTTGATATAATTGACTCGTAGTCAATCTCGTCAACTCGATAGGCCGGATTCTTTATAAACAGAGATGCCTGCTTAGTCTTCAGCCAAAGGTATGGGACGTTTGATGGGGCAACCTGAATGTCGTCACATGCGTCTTTTACACCCTGATTGTTGTGCCTAGACACAGCGCGAGACACATATACCCTCATGGTATCTGTGTTGGTTGTAAGATTGTTTTCTGAGATCAGTTGTCTAGCTATATCAGCCTTTGTCATTCCCGAGTTTAATAGCTCGAGAATTCTGTCCATGTACTGTTTCATCGTAATGGGATTTATGTAGATCCCGAAGGACCATGATTAGATTTTGAATAGTAGGGATTAGAGCGTCGTAGTCTTCGTCCATGAGGTGCTCATAGATGCTGTCAGTAAGCTCGTTTATCTCAAGCATCACTGAGTTTACGTAATTCACGTTTTGCATTTCGAATGCTAATGTACAAATAAATTAGACAATATACAGAATTGTTAATAAATAATTATTTATAAATTTTTCAATGCATCTTGATAAGCTATATGAGCATCGTGCTCATTAACAAAATATCCTAGATGCTTATTTCTACCATTAATGTATATTTGAGATTTCCATTTTGAATAGACCTTAGACCAAAATACTCCCTTGTATTGACTTGAATACTTTCCTTGTGTTTTATATACATTAGATCTTTGACTTACAATATGTAAGTTATTTACTCTATTGTCCGATTTGTCATTATTTATATGATCTATAACTAATTTCATGCCATTTGGCTGGTGATTTAAAAATGCCATAGCTACCAATTGATGCGCTAAAAAAGTTTTTGGTTTTCCTTTTTGACAAAGTCTAATAACAAGATATCCCCTAGCATCACTATTTAATTTTAAAATCCTCTCCTTGTTGAATTTTAAACTCTTTACCCTGCCTAAATTACTAACCTTATACACACCATTATACCCTGGTATATCTTTCCAAACTTCCATAAAATAAAAAAGCCTTAACGCTTTCGAGGTTGCGGACTCTACTAACGTTAAGGTCTTTAAAATGTTTTACATGTAGCCGCAACTCTACAATACAAATATATAAAATTTATGCATTGTAGTTAAACGTAGACAAATAATTTATTAATTCCACTTGGTAAGTTATCCGATATTTACTAATGTTTTCTTGCTTTATGTTCTTAGCTATAAAATAATCACTAACAACAGACCCATCTTCCTTCACACCGACTGGCCATTTTTCTAGTACTTTATTTATTGGGTAAAGCCTAGTTCCTTTCTTGAGTGGGATTGCTTTAATTGTTATGTTGGCTACGTATACTCCTGGTTTCATAGGTCGCTAAATTTTAATCCGTAGTTTAATGCAAACCAAGACATCTGCTTTTCTGCTGCAAGCTTTTTCATCCTTAAATTTTTCTTGATGTAGTCGGTACCCCATGACTTCCACTGCTCATACTGCTCCATGGTCATCGTCCAATCAGTATACCAAGCATCTTCTCGGCCCTTGATGTCAGTATACTTCACATCGTGACCTGCAATCTCAAACATCTTGTTGATAAGGCCTTCAAGTATCTGTTCTTCTTTCGTCATTTCTATTTAATTTATGTGGCAAAAATTACCCCTTATACTTTCTAATGATGTCAAAAGTTCGGTTTAAATCCGAATCTAGATGTGGCTTTTCTCCGAGTGTAACAGGCCACCAAGCAATGGTGTATCCGTAGTCAGAGGTATAATCCTCAGGTCTTACCCTATTTCCGTTTACCTTCTCAAGGTATATCCAAGGAATATTACCAACAAGCTCCAACTTGATGCCAATCTTCTTCATTCGGTTTACAAATATCTCTATATCGTTCATCTTATTCTAATTTATTTAGTTCGTCTTCGCAATTTGTACCATTTTCTGGTATATTTTGCTGAGTGCAACTATCGCAATACAAATCATCAGTCAATCCAACTGATATAATTACGCTGCACTTGTGGCATAGTGTAGCACCTCTGCCATTGTTTAATTTATGAATTGGTTTACGATACTCAATCTCCTTGCGGATTAAGTCCATGTGCCAATCTGCACCACCGTAGTCTAAGCAGGCCTCCAAGTGGTCGTCCTCCATGTCGCATAGTGGTATCCAAGTAAGCGGCTGCTTGCCATCCACACCGCGACTCCCTCTCGTTGCGTACTTACGCACTGTCTCGTAGTCATCGTCAGCGTAGACTGCAAAGAGCTTAATCTTTCCCATGTGCTTGGCTCCGTATCTGAGATAGGCCGTGCCACCATCCACCATGGCCCCGTTAGGGCACTCACACGTCTTGTAGTCGTGGCGATGATAACTAACGATGGTCTTGTTGCACTCTAGGCAGGTCACTGCATTGTAAACTATTTGTTTGTCCATAATGTGTTATTTAAGGTACTTAATGATGGCTTTTGGCGACTTATATGACAAGTTAAAAGAGGGGAGGCCTGACTTAGTTTAAAATATTTATTAATACTAAACTCCCCTCTTAAAATCTAAATAGAATCCTATCGCTACAATGATGTTCATGCCGACAGACATGAGGATCTCATGTATGTCCTTATATACATTCAAGCTCAAATGCACATGCCCAACCACCCAAAAAGGAATGGCTAAATTTTGGCTTATCCAGATGATTGTGAACTTTATAAATCTTCCAACCATTGTCTAAAGTGGTTACCCATGTTGACAAGTTCATGGTAAAATTCATGCACATCCTTATCATGTTCATGATCCATCTTTTTGTACAAATGGTTGATTGACTTTTCAACAGCCTCAATGAAATCATTGCCCGACTTCTTTATTCTCTTGTCATATACGTGTGGATAATTGTCTCTGATGTCCTCCATGAAGTCCATCATGACTGGTAATACACCAATGACAGCAGCTAATTTCTTTTCATTCGATATCATAATACTCACCATTATACCAGGTAGCCGATACTCCGTGGTTTTTTAGCTCCTTAATTCTATAAACCTGCAGAGCTCTCGGCTTGTGTCCTGGACGTTTCACTTCTATAAATTTAACATCTGAGTTTTTTGGTATGGCTATTAAGTCAGGTATACCCGGCTTATTGGTAACCGACAGTTTAAGCACATAAAAGCCCTCACTCTCCAACTTTTTGATCAGTTTCGACTGTATTTGCTGCTCGGTCACCCACAAATGTAGAGTTTTTTTCGTAAAAACCCATCTTTACGCGCCTTTGAATTCTTTTAAATGTGCTATAATTTTTAGCTTCTAATAGATCTTCCTTTAAATCGTAGTATCGATCACGCTTAAACGGAGCACTGATCCATGCAAATTCAAGGCCTTCTAAATCAGCTTGAATACAAGCTGTTTCTGATACATAGTCTGCATCACGATAGCTTAGCATGTCTTTATGAACCCTAAGTCCATTCAGAACTGTTGCATGATTTTTTCCAAATATCTCACCTATCATGCTAAGGCTTAGGCCATAAATTCTTAATTCATTAAAAATAAAGTACCTCTTAAATAGTACGTCTCTTCTCCTGGTGTTCTCTTTTAGTGAGTACTTCTCTATCAATTCATTTATCTTCTCTAGTCTGCTCATAATCCTTCTTAAAAATATTTAATGTGTAGCTTTTCTTACTTTTCACTGCCTTGTAGATCTTATCTTCTATACCACCTGCGCTGAATATCCAGTAGACTTTATTGAACTTCCGCTCCATTGTAGTCATCCTATCTTTTGCCTGAAAGTAACTCGTGGCGCTAAAGTCAATATTGTAGAACACCACGTAGTCAGCATTTTTTAAGGATATACCCTCACGACCGGATACAATCTGTAAGGCTATAACCTTATATTGACCGGTATCAAAGTCTTCTAACTTCTCGGTCAAGTCCTTACCAAAGACATCCTTAAGTGCGCTCAGTTCTTCTTTAAACTTGTAGAACACGCCTATTTTTGATGTCGCAAATTGCGACTTTATAAACTCAGCCTTAGTGGTGTCAATCGTCATGCTGTTACCGCTCTCAAACTTCACCGTGCCACTCCACAATTGATGGAGCTTCTGCATCAACTTAACTGGCGTGTCGCCAAGTATCACCTCGTCCTTCCCCTCAACAACCAAGTCGCGCTCTAACTTCTTCACAATCATCTTTGTCTTCTCCGACATGTCGACATAAAGAACTTCCTCCTCGATTGACGTCTCAAAGCCTGCCTGTGACTGCGTGAAGCTGATCATCAAGTGAGCCACATTTTTCATGATCTTGAGCTCCATTCCACTTGAGTAGTCAGTAACCTTAAATCCATTGATTACCCGGTCGAACTTATTGACGTAGTCATCGGCCCATCTGTAGAAGTTCTTGTACTCTTTGAATGGCGAATAATCGCTCACCCAGAACTGATGATACATCTGACTGTATGACTCTGGGCATGGTGTACCCGATAAGAAGATCATTGGCAAATGACTATACATCTTCTTGTACATCTTGGTGTGCAAACCTGGCTTAGGAAAGGCACCACAATTATGGACTAATATACCGTTTGCTAAGTAATTATGATTGCCATCAACTTCTATATCATAGACATAACCATCTGGACACAATTCTCTAATTCTTTCTGTATCTGAGAGTTTGTAAATCTCAATACTTTCCACCCTTTCAAAGCTAACAGTTTGTTCTTTCTTTCGTCGCATTCTTTTACTTTTAATGAGTTATGACTAATCCCATCCACTTCTATTGCAATCATGTGATATTTTGATGCAATGTCAATTTTATAGTGCCTTGGAGATTTAAATTGTTTTGCTAAGTGGCCTGTCTTCTCTATATACTCCATTGAAAATGAAGAATCTAATTCAGATATCTTATTATATAGCATTAACTGATGGACAGTCGCACCACGCCCATTGCCACCCTGAATAGCAGGCTTATGGTTAATCTCCTTTTGCCTTTCAGACGCTTTTAGCCTATGTTCTTCATAGAACATTGGATTATTCTTTTTCATTCTTTCTGAAGATAACTTTCCTTGGCAAGAAATTGAACAAACCTTACCTTTAGAAAACGGTTGTCTTTGAAAATTAGATCCACATACAATGCACGTTGAATTTAATATTTTATGCATATTATCTTTAGATCCATATGAATGAATTAATTGAGAGCATTTTGCACTACATCCATTTCCTTTTAATTTTCCAATTAAAAAATTATATACCTGACTATCTGTTAATTCTTTATCACACCACTTGCAATTCATCTGTGGGTAATATTTCTCTAGCTTTAACCCATCCACGCTTTGTAAATATTTCGTGGTTTTCGGTGCATATGATTTCTTTTCCATTACATCTTATTTTAACTAAACCTTCTGTTAATTTATTTTTGAATACATTTTTAACTTGTTTGTATTCATAACATTTTTTTTCAAAGTTAAAACTTTTTTTAAAATCTCCAACATTTATGTTCTTTATCTCAACTCCATCGATTAGTGTGTTTCCTAAAAAACACCTATGATGTTCATCATGTATCACCAAATCATAGTCATTGGATGGTAGTTTATGCATTGACTCATCGTTAATGACATCAATATAGAATGTGTAACCAAACTCCTTATAGTCCTCAAGAACTGAACCGATAGCCTTCTTCTTTGTAAGAAACAACACTCTCTTAGCGCCAAACCTGTTAGCTACCTCCATCGAAGTGCTTGATTTTCCGGTTCTTACGGCCATAGCTAAATACAAGATGTTATGCTTCTTTAGGATATTCAATCCCTTTGCAGCTATATCAATCTGATAGCTTCTTAGACTCTTCATACTTTAGTTTTTTGATTGCTTGAGTTAACTCTTCAGTTAACTCAACTGAATTCCTTACCGATGACAGCTCACGACGTAATGCCATGACAGCATAGTATGGGTCATAATATGGCTTACTAGTACCACCTTCAAGAAACCTAATGGCAGCTATATAAGACTGCATCATTTCAGATAGCTCACTCTCTACCTTCTTACCTCTCGGCTTATCAGCTATCTCTACTATGGCTTCGAAACGCTTCTTTAAGATTATTTGTGCTAGATTCATACCATGTACATATCATCGCACCATATAGGAGTCTGCTCACCTACATAGCTACCGCGAATATTATACTCAAAGTGCTCAAGCGCATCTTCCAACGACATCTCATCCTCAGTAATCAATGTCTCAATGACTAGCTTTACTGAATAGATTAGGCGCATTGGATCACCTATCTCAACGCCAATCACAGCGTCATCAAACCCATCAGCCTTTAAGAAGGTCTCATCCGGGTAGCATTCTAAAATTTCTTCTAACATAACTTTGTTTGTTTTGGATGTTTAACAATAAAATGAATCTCCTTGCCGTTCATGCCCTTGTATGCCCTTGGCTTCTGACCGAACGCATACTCACCATACGCATCAAGCCAATGGTAGAACTTAGCGTTTGATAGCTTATATCTACCATAGCGGTCGTAGTCTGGGTAGTCAGAAATAAATCTATTGAGCATGTCCTGACCTACTGTCTTTGCGTTTGGCTTGGTGTCCATGTTATCTCTAGCTGTAGCCCATTCCCAAAACTCAGGAGATGTCTCAGCGATCAACTTGCGGACCTTTAAGTTCTTAAATTCAGTCTCAACCAATCCCTTCTTCAGATACAACTGAAGGTTTCGGATCATGTAGTTATCGAACTTCACCCACTCACTATCGTCCCAACCGCTGTATAGCATGTGACCAAAATCATCCTCAGGAGTCCTTTCTTTGGTATAGTACTGTCTGAACTCAAGGTCCCACTTACGTCTCTCAAATGAGTTACCTGCACCCTTGATGGCGTAGTTTGTGGTGATGAATATCTTTGGCGATCGCTCAAAAGGAATATGAATCTCATCCTTATTCTTCTTCTCTAAAGTAATACCCTCGGTGATCACTGAGAATAAGTTCTCAAAGGCAAACCCCTTAGATACGTCATCAAAGACCAACACCTGGGTGTCAACCTGTACACGTTGGTATGGGAATGACTTCTGGAAACTGAACCCCTTGCCGTCAATCTTCACCATCTTTTTCATGTGGTTGATTGAGTTGACAAATATACCCTTACCAGTACCACCCTCAGGATTTGAGCTGATGACCTCATCGTTTAGAATGACAGCCGGACAATAGCTCGCTGGCTTATGACTATGCATCATGTAACCAAGCGTTGACTCCATCGATCGCTTGCGAGAGTCGTCGTCGCCTGAGATGTTCCTAACAAAGGTCTCAAACTCGTTTTCACCAATATCATTGGTGAATACAAAATCACGATTGATACGCTGCATTTCCCATACATGGCCACCTAAGTCCTTGTAGTCTATTACGTTAACGCCATCCTTAGTTATCTGCACAGCGCAGTTTAAGTAGTATAAGTAAGCGCTGTCTATGGTATCCTCCTTGAACACAGCGTCGATCTTAGGGACAAAGTTTAAGAAGGTCTCTTGAAAGAACTTGGTATTCATGGCGAAATAGTTGTATACCATCATATCATCAATGTCCATCAGATAGTCCAGCACAAAGTCCTTGATCATGTCGTCAGTCACATCGCTCATCAAGTTGTCAAGCACCTTAACAAACACAAACGTCCTTGATCCAGGTGGGTAGTACTTGAAGAAGCCGTTGTTATTTAGAAACAATCTAAATAAGTGTGGTACCAACTCAACCTTTCCCTTACTTGACTTAGTCCAGAACTCAGTGATCTTAGGCAGCTCCTCGATCTGGTACTTCTCAGCGACCTCTTCTGCAGGAACACCTCTCTTCAGTTCGTTCTTTACGTTCTCAAACTCGTCGTAAAACTTGGTGCCAAACGTCGACATGTCCTTGTATGCGCTGTTCACAATCGTCACTATCTCTGATGCCATCTCACCACCTTGGTCCTGATCGTTCATTATTGAATGGGCCATTGTCTTATCAATGCCATACTCCTTGAGCGATACGCCCAACACATATAGGTTATTGTTGCGCTGTCCTGGCACCATACCGTAGTTACGCCCCCACCAAACTAGCAGTCGTCTGGCTATCTCGTTGTAGTCGTTGAGCCGGATGGTTGTTGTTTGCACAGCTCTTGGATGTGTAACTTTTGGCTTAACCATGTCAGTAAACAACTCAGAGTCAGCGTTATAGTACAACTCAGGATCATAGCTCTCATAGCATACACGGCTGAGGTTCTGACTTGTAGTGTCAAACTCCTTGCGGTTGTAGTATTTTTCTAGGCCCTTGAAGTATAGCTTATGGTTCTCAATGTCATTTGGTATCTTGACCAATACCTTTAGACCATCGCCTGATGGGGATAGGAAGACAGACAAGGTAAACTTATCGAGCATCAAATCAAACTTAAAATCCTCTAGCTCTTGATTACTATCAAATCCATCAAAGTCTAAGCAAATGATTCCGCTGTGCTCTATGCAGGCAGTGTCTGCACGCTTCTCAAACTTACCACTAAAGCATATGGCTGGCAGTAATTTTTTATTTTCATTGCGCGCATCCTTTTGAGTAAGGGCTCTCACCTGCTCCACTATCTGCTGCGATTTGCCCTCTCTGATCCTCTGTAGCGCTGTCTCTATTGACACGTAGAACGGTTTGCTGGTGTTCGTCACCGTTTGAAAGTAGGTTATCATATTCTTTTTTAAATTCGTTAATCACCGACAAATAAGCAAGGTTTCCCTTGATCTCCATACCATTGTACTCATAGGTCTCAGACATCATCTTCTCATGTGTCTTGATTCCATGAATAACCAATGAATGTCTCCTATTGAACAACCTACCGATCTCTTGAAGCGTCATGTTTTCTCTAAGTATACTGAACAAATAGTTGCGCTTGTATACCAAGTCAATGCGCTGACTAGGGCCATCTAGGCCGTCTCTTTCAATCCATTCTTTTATTTTATCTAGCATACTTAAAATATTAAATAACCTATTGCTATTCCTGATAGTAATAATAGGATTCGTTCGTAGTTTTTCATTTTGTAATAAAATGAATGATTAGTGATATTGATATTACGCCTACCAGTATCATTGTGCCAATAGCAGCCATCTCTTCTCTTCGGTCGTCTTTGTTTAGTTTCATTGTTCTTGTTGTTTAAATTTCTCATTATAATACTCAATACCACTCTCAAAATCTTCTCCCGTCTTTTTGGAGTAGAAGTAGTTGTGTTCTCCATCTTCAAATGCTTGAGCAAGATGTTTCATTTCAATATCTTTGGCCTCTTTAACGGCCTTTAGTAAGTCATTACCAATAAAGTATTGGTTCTTACCCATCCAATCTATTAAAAATTCTACTGCTGTTTTCATTGTTCTTGTTGTTTAAAGGTTATCAATATTAATGAACTCATTGAATGGGATTATAGGATTTTCGCTTCGGTCATTTAATACTGCAAATTCAGCATATAATTCTGCTTGCTCCTTCTCCATTTCTTTGGCTTGTTGTATATGAAATCTAAAATCGGGAGTACAATTTTCTATTCCCCCGAAGTGTTCATCAATCAACCATTCTACTGCTGTTTTCATTGTTCTTGTTGTTTAAAGGTTAGCCATTAGTCTTGCTGATCCGAAAATATTCATCTTCTCGTTGTGCGTAAGCTCGTCCCACTTTGTTTTGTAAAGCTGCTGCTCAAGCCATTCGAACGCATCGGCATACATCTTCTTCTTCACAATCATCTTTTCAAGATATAGGCTAAGATCAAGAGCTTCCTCCTGAGCATGCGTGAGCCAGTCAACGTCAGACAAGTCCTTTCGGTCCATCGTGACGCCATACTTCTCAATCCCTAGCTTAGACCTCTGCTTATACTTATTGATTACTGACTCAACAATAGAGTCACTTAGCGACCGGTCGGCCGTTGATGTGGATGTGTACATAATTAAATTAGATTAAAATGGGTGCACTAGGATACACCCATTAAACCAAAACAACAAACCTGTCCTAGCAGGTGCTATGAACTTAAAATGGGAGATCCGAGTCGTCAGTGTGACCTGATCCTGGAGTGCTAGGCGCTGGAACGAATGCCGGTTTCTCAGCAGCAACAGCAAAGCCCTCAATGGTTGAGAAGAACTTCACCTGACCCTGTGGACTAGTCCACTCACGACCCTTCAAACTGAACGATACCTCGACCTCTTGGCCCTCAGCAATGCTCTCCAATAAGTCACACTTGTCGTTAACAAATGTGAATGGAATGTACTGTGGGTACTGGTCAGCACCATCGGTTAATACTAGCTCACGCTTACGAAATTTGTCGGAGATGGTCTCCACATTGCCCACCTTGTAGGCAATCCCTTTGAATTTAAACATATATATTAATTAAAAGATTACTAAAATAATTGTGACAATACATATTATTGCCACTGCAATACCTAAGACATAGTTTTCAGCATTGTCTTCTACCGCCTCTAAAAAATAGACATGGTCCTGGATTACCTCAACCTCATCTGCATAGAAGTATAACTCATCAGTACCTACATTAACTAGGTAACCGTAGTTATGTCGCTTGGCCTCATAGATCTTACCGACCTCATCATGACGTAAGCCATAGCCTCCATCTGTTAACAACCGGACTCTCATAGGTTCTTGGTTTTTAATACGCCAATATATTTCTCAGCATAATCATTAGCTACCTTCAACCAACGCTCGATCGTTGAGATGTCGTCGTCTGTGAGAGTCACTCTCACAATCGTCGCACGCATGTTGTCGTCAATGTCATCCATGTAGTGCAAGCTTGGCTCGTCCCATTCACCTAACAACTCCTCAGGTGTGTTGCATAGCATGTATGCCACCTCGCCATCACGCCAATCAAGGCCGGTCGTCTGACGTAGCATCCATAAGTATGCCTTCACCTGCCAGTCATACCCTGACTCTTTGACCTTCTTAGCAGCCTTCTCCTCAGTCTTTGGGAACGTCTTCTTGGTGTATGATGACTTTATGTCAAGCACCTTTAGCCTGTCAGCATCAACAATGTCAGGGTGGCCATGCATGAGCGGTGTATCTAAGTATGCATATTTGTCACCGTCAACAGTCTTGCTGTATGACGTGAAGAAGATGCGGTTATACAGCTCAATTGCCTCGTCCTCAACAGCTGTACCCTTGTCAGTCTCCTTGCTCCAGAAATGATCTTTGTACTGGTATACCTTCTCGTCAATGATCTCCTCGATCAATGTCTTGGCACCTTGACTTAGCTCAGGCTGTTGGTCACGTTTTGTAACCAACTCGTCTCGCTTGGCTGCCTGTAATTCAGTCAATTTAATCTTGGATAGTAGACCATCAAGAGTTGCTTGTTGATTAGGCGTAAGCCCTGGTGTGCCGCTGTTGAATAGCGGTGCGCACTTACTTGCCCGTAACTTCAGCATGTTGCTCTGGTGTTAGATTGAAATCACTAATTAACTTCTCAGCCGTGGTTTTGCCATCAGCAATGGCCTGCAATGCCTTAGCAAATCGCTCAGGTGTGATGCTTGGCTTCTCCTTCTTAGGTAACGGACGTGTGCTGAAACGCAGCGCATCAGTCATTCCTTGTGGACTCTTGACCTTCTCAACACCAAGGACAATCTCTTTGCCAACGTAGTCGTTAAAGTCAAACGATTGGAAGAACGTCTCGAGTCTCTTGAAGTTCGTCCGGTTGGCCACCATGCTCTTCTGAAATTCTTTGAGCTTGATGAACACCTTGTCTTCTTTACCCATCTCTCCGACCATTACGTCCTGAAAGACCTTCTCGATTGTTACTACTCTCGGCTCATACTTGCCGTTGACCTCTAAGTCCCAACTCCCTAGGTACTTATTGTCCTTCATTAAATTTCTCCAGTGTGACATGTAAATTAAATTTTAACAAAATTAATATATTTCTTTCTTTCTTGCAAATAAATTGTCAACTTTTTTTATACTCAAGGATGGCATATTCCTCCTCAAATTCAGTTGTTACGTCAATTATATACCTGAACCAAATCACATATCCGGTCTTTGTTCTGGCTATGTAGACGATGTATACTCGGTCAGCATCGCCTGACCGGTGGAAGTAATTGAACAGTGGTGTGTCGATGTCCTTGCGGTTGACATTTAAGCTATGCATCTTAGCACCGTTGTACTCAAGGGTGTTGAGAGCAATTGACAGAGCTGTCTGCATGTCGTGGGCAGTGGTGTAGAAGTTGCCGTCACTCAAGACCTCATAGTCTGGTCGGTCTGGCTTCCATTGGGCGCTGACCGACATGGACAACAGCATGAACATAATAAATGCAACGATAGGGATCCCAAAGGAAGCCCTTACGTACTCGTTCTTGATGCGCGTAACGATGGCCATCCCGACCATCGACGCAATTAAAATTTTAGCATACATAGTGTTAAATACATTAAGGTGAAAAATGATGCGATGCTTAGCAATCTAATTGCTAAGTACTTTGACTGACTGAATAAATACATCAGACCAAATGTTAGGGCTAGTTTAAGCATGGCTTCTCGATTTTGATCTGTACAACAGCCTTGGTGATGTCGGTGACGATCTGATCACTGACAATTAGACCAAGTGATAGGGCTGTCATTGGATTGGTAGCGAATAGCTTTAGTGACTTGCCGTTGTCATAGGTCACGATGTACCGCTTTAAGGTTGGCGACATAGATGATTTCATGTTCAGGGATTTTAGATTTATTAATTGCCTCTTTAACGTTATATGCCTCGATGGTTACACCTGAGCAGAGGATTGGACTCAGGTGATAGCATATGTGGAATTTACTTTTCATAGGTGATAAGACCCCAAAATAGTTTAACAATAGTCTTCCTTGGCGGCTCTGCCTTTGGCTGGCGCTTGGATACCTTCTTCAACTGAATGGTCATCAACTCAGTCTTGATTCGATTGAGGTGTCGCCTGGTTGGGGATCCGCTATTCCAAGTGTATTGCCTCTTGCCATCAATCTTCTTAACATAGCCTAGTTTCTTTACCACTATTAAAAAGTATTGGCTGATTCGGTGCTTTTCTCTGATCTCAGCTAAGGTATAGCTGTCTCTTACATACATGTCCTCTAAGACCGTCATGTACTTGGTCTGCATTCTTTTGTTCATCATAACTTTATACTTATTCCGTGTAATAAAAAATGGATGAGTATCTCCCTGTCATCCAAACTCAGGGATATTGATAGGCCGATAGTCCTACCGGCCGGCCAACTTTCAGTGAAACGTATTGTCATAGCTTTCATAGTAATATGCCTCTAAGATGAAGTCCTCGAAGTCGCGTAGTTGTTGGCGGCTTAGCTTGGACTTCATGTCGTTGGCGGTTGATAAATTGTTCTGCTCGATGTGTTGAGCGATTGCTTCATAGTAGTCAGCCATGGACTCATGGCCGACGTACTCTAGGTCGTGCTTAGTTATCATGTTGGTCGTAAAATTTAGGTGGTACAATAATATAATGGTTGACGCAGAAAACGTTACTCGTTTCTAAAGTGACAACCTTGCATGGTATCTTTTTGGCCTTGAGCTCAGCAACTTTGGCCTTGATGTTGCGCTCAGCATTCGGGTATGGGCTGTCGTCCCATCCACCGGTGTCAGGCTCGCAGTGAACTGAATACTTTGGTTTGGCATAGCCCCTCCAACCATCTAAGCGGACGTACTCTTGGGTCTCGTCGAAGCACATGCCGACATGCGGGGCATCCGGCTGTGGGTTTTCGTTGACTCTTGTCATTTCGCCGTCCCATTGGTTGCCGTTTAGGATTGGTTTTTTCTTGTGCATGTATACACTTACGTTCGGAAGTGTATTCAACCATTTGTTGGTTGTCCTAGTCGGCCATCCGGCATTGGTGACATAGAGGCCGTCTGGTTTGTGTTCGGCGATGAGGTTTCCGAATAGGTAAAGCGAGCGGCCGTCCGTTTGGCCGTTACCTTGTTTTTTCTTTTTGCCTTCAAGGAAGGATTGGATTACTGCGTTCATGATGTTTAGATTTGTCCTAGGTCAGCTAATGATGTGTAAGCTGAAGTTGGGGTTAATATAATGCTGTCTAATAAATTGATGTCTAGCAATTTAAGACCTTTCTTTAGTTTTTTACTGAGGGCAATGTCCTCAGGGGATGGGTCAGGGTTTCCAGAAGGATGATTGTGACAAAAGATTACACCGCTCGATAGGCTGTCAACAGCATACTTCGCGACTATCTTTGAGTCAACATATGTTCCTGCAACACCGCCTTGGCTTATCTTGGCATAGCCGATTGTTTTGTTTTGCCGATTGAGTAATAAAATGAACGCGCTCTCGAATACCTCGATGTCATCTCCGTAAAATTGACGGATGAATTGTTGTGCTTCATTTGATGTTGTTATCTTCTCGGTTGGGAAGTCTGACTGGATTTTCTTTAGCTCGAATAATTTCATGTGGATAGATATTAGAATAGTGAAACAATGTGATGAGTTGGTATTCATCCTTTGCCGTCTTGAGCGGTGTGCGGAATTTAAGGTACCAATAGGTGCCGAAGTTGTCCCATGTCATTTCGTCGGTGAACTGGGATTCGAGATACATGCGGAATTTCTCTCGAGGCATGCAGACTAGTTGTCGGACAGTCGAGTTTTCGTTCCATCGTTTTGCTCTGATTGATTGGTTGAGCAGTTGTCTGTACTTTGTCTTTGTCATATTTAAAGGGGTTATTTTATATACAAACACTTTTTGTGTTTTTTGTAAAATTACCCGAAAAGCATGACGAAATGAAGTTTTTTATGACGACTTTATTAACAATATGACGAAATTTCTGTTGATTATGACGAAATTATTTTCTGTATCCTTTAATGGGCTTTGTTTTATGACGAAATGACGACTTTTAGTCTCTTATATAAAAAATAAAAAAAAGAGTATATATATTATATATATAATAATATGATAAAATACATATAAGTATTTTTCCCCTATAGGGGTAAAAAGTCGTCATATTGTCATTCATGCTTGATAGTCAAGCATTTAGCTTTTTTTTTCGTCATATTAGGACGTTTTTTCGTCATATTTGGGGTGTTTTTCGTCATATTGGAAGACGATTTCGTCATATTGGCTGGCTGTAAGCCTGCTAAGATTGAAAGTTGGTCAATTGTGTACATATTCTTTAAAGTAATATGCTACGAGCTCTCGTAGCGTTAAACGATTAGTGTATTGACTGCATTGCGTGGCGTAGAAGCCATTGATGATTGTGACATCGGCAATCCAATCTTTCATTCGGCACAAAGTTCCCATGGCTGTAAATTTTTAAAGTTGATCGAGTATTCAGACTTTAAGGTCTGAACAATAAACCTAGCGAGCGCTTTGTTGGTCTTTTCTTTTGATAGGTCGTTGTCTCCGATTGCTTGGACGACCTCTCGTGGTAGCATATTGAGAACGCGATTGCAAAACTTTACGTCTTGGCCTAGGTAGTATGACTTGTTTCGATAGACTAGCGTCCAATAGTGCGCAAATCCGTATTGGTTGGTTATTTCAATTCTCATGACTTAATTATAAATACTTGGTTAGACATTGGGCACTGAACTGCAATTGTGGTTTCAGTTACATTGCCGATTACTTTGTATTCTCCCGTTAGGACGAACTGACGACCGCTCACAATGAGGGTTTCTCGGTTGGATAGCTTTATCATAGCTGTATAATAAAAATTGCGTTAGTACTTATGCATCGAATGAGATACATGTTTGCTGTCAGGTGGCCAACTAGTTCGTGGCCTTGTGGTATGTTCATGATTTCTATTTTTTAAATTCTTCGACTCCGGCCGCTTCTAATAATTCTACGTCATCTTTTTCGATGAACTCAGCCAAGCTTTGTAGTTCAATTAATTCACCCAGGCTTATTGTCTCTGCTCTAAGCTCTTGTCTTAAATATTCTAATCTCTCTTTCATAGTTAAATTGTTTGGATGTATACTTTTTCTAGGCCGTCGTCTAAGTGCACGTAGAACTCATCAGTTGAGTCGGTGTACGTCTCTACTATTGTTCTGTGCGTTTGGATGGCTTCTTTGATTTCAGTGAATAGGTCAAACGCCTCTCCGAATGACTGGAAATAAAAATGCTCGTTGTAGTCTAAACAATCGAACACGTGGTGGACTGCAAATTTTATCATGGTTTCTAGTTGTTATTCCAAACCTCATCCATCGAGTAACCATACTCGATGAACATGAAGTTTAGGTAGTTATTAAAATGATTTTTGTCAACAAACGTTTTGTCAACATAGATGACTTGACACCATCTGTTTAGGAATTTGATTTTGACTTTCATATCGACATGCCTCCTACTTGGTTTGTTACTACTTTGTACAAGGCGAATGCGATTGCAATGCCTACTGAACTTGCCATACATATTTGGATGGCCTTTGCGATGATTAATAAAGCTTTCATATTGTTTGAGGGTTTAATTTCCAATAGTCATCTGAATTCAACGTTGTCTCTTCGTAAACAATCACCCAACCATTGTTGGTGTACTCGGTTCGGTGTAATTTGTAGCGGATGTCTTGGCGTCCGTTGTCGCCTTTCAATTGGTCAACTACCACCAACGTCCCGTTGATGATAGCTTTGAATGTTTGTAGTGTTGTCATTGTTTTGGGTGTGTTAATTGGTTAGCAAATAAGCCGAAGTTGGCCATTGTTTGTTTTGAAATATTGGTTCTACCTTTCATTATTTCGTAAGAAACCATTGCATCTATCAATGATTGCTTCATGTTGATTCTCTCGTTCATTATCTGTATCTAAAAGGGATTAATAATTTGCGTGTCTTGATTAGCACGCCTTCTTGGAAGAAACCGATGATTTCGTAACGGCCTTCGATTCTGATTACTCTAGTTTCCATGTTGTTTTTGTGTTATTGGTTTGTGGTGCAGTGAGTATCGCTCTCATTAATTAGTCATTCTAACTGCACCTAGTGTTTGCATGCCACGTTAAACTGCATGCCCTCTTTTAATCTATCAGGTACCGCCTTTTGGCCTGATAGGTTGACGTTGACCACCTGAGTAGTGTATCAATCGCCCCGACGTAGCGGAGTCTTTATACTTACCGCATCGGCCTAGTGTGACTCACCTAGTTAGTTTATAGTCTTACCAATATGTCAATTTAGCAGACCTACTTTAAACCGACTTACCGCGGCCGTGTCCTCGAAAGGGGCTTAGTAAGGCTTTATCGTTTCGGTCACCTTTAGCAACATGGCTCGTCGCTTGTACGTCTAAAGGCTTGCTATTATTATAAAGACACTAGCTTGGAATTTATTACCACCGCCTCACCCTACTTATTACTTTCACCTTGTCACATTGCAGAGGACTAAGCATTGGTCAGTGGTCACCGATATATAGTGTCTTATTTCAATTGTTATTAGCTCGTTTGCTTGATACAAATATAAGACAAGTATTTCGATTGTCAACTATACTTTGACAACTTTTTTCACTTTTTATGCTAATTTATATTCATTCTAAATAAGGACATGTTTGCTATTGAATGTAAAGTGTTGATTTATAGGTAGTTATTAAATGTGTGTTTCCAGGACGCACGTTAAATGGGTTTGGTATTTATTTTGGTAGGTAGGCATAACCTCCTCTCTTCAGGCCTGCAACCAACCCGACAAACGTAACGAACGGCCGACCGATTGACCGACCGAACGGCCGATGCGCCGACTGGTTTTAAGTACATTCTATTTAACATAATGCAAATTATAAGACATACCTAGCGAACGACATGACAAACGGCAGCGCGGTCTGTAGGCCGTGCGTATTGGTATTGACGTCAAACGACAGCCCGACTGGAAAAGCCAAAAAGTTCGGCCGAAAAGTCTGAAAAGTAGACCCCCGGGGGTGAAATCAGATCGGTTTCCCTTTCGGCCGGCTTCGCGTCAATCCCCCATATTACCCAACAATTCCATACATCTAAAAATTAGTATATTTGTAGAAAAAAAGATCATGAAAACAGACTACAACAGCATTTCTTTCAGAAACAAAGATATTGATAGACTTTCTGGAACCACAACTAAAAGCCCTAACCAGATGATCGGTCAGTCAGCTGCTGAAGCTATAAGATCTAGAAATGGAAGTACTAGTGAGCAGCGTCTCAACGAACTTAAAGCCAATGAAGCAGCCAAAAAAGCTATGAAGGATGCTAAGGCCAAAAAAAAGAACTAGTAAAGTATGACAATCATATTCTTCCCAAACATCGGCCTATCAGTCGGTCTTGACTACATGCCAGCAGAGGACGGTCTACCGGCAGAGTTGATGTTACATTTGTTTATTTTTAAATTATCTATATCATGGCAATAATGCGCACAAACCGACTAACGTCGAATATCGAACCTACAAAGAAAACCCAAACTACTAAGGGTGTAACTGTAAGCAATAAAAAAGAAAGGAGAATAATCCCAGCAACTGAGCTAGAGGCTCAAGACGCTGCTTTTAAATCAGCGAATAGTAACTATGAGGCTCAGATGTCCACATATAAAAATGCTCCTAAAGGATCTAAGTCATATGCCAATTTCGGTGGCGGTGTTGCAGAGCTTAGCGCTGCTGGTTTAGCTCAGTACAACAAGAGCCGTCCATCTTCCGAGCCAGAGGTAACTCGTATTGAGCGTCCAAAAGCAGGTGGCAGTGAAGCTGATTTTTTAAAGAGAGTTGGAACAAAAGGTGGATACGTCGGCCACGTAACTTATAAGGAGCCAGTCAAGCCAACAGCACAAAAAGCCGACTGGTCTAAAGTTGAGCTAAACAAAATGCCAACCAAGCAGGCGACCATTACTCCAGCCAAGGGTAAACTTCGCGACATGGCTGTAGAAGAGTTTGGTGAATTTAATGCCCCGTCTATGGGCACTAAAGTTAAAACCAAAAGAGCGTTAACAGGCGGCGGCGATAGTGGTCTTGTAAGAGCTAAAAACACAGGTGGATCTTTAAAGGCTGCTAAACGTGTTGTAGGTGAGAAGACTGTTGGATCTAGAGCATATAATAAAGAGAAAAAACAGTTCGAGGCATTCGCTAACCAACTTCCAACAGGAGGCCGATTGTCAGATAGTCAGTTCAGCCCTGAGATTGGCCGAATGAAAGCTGATGCCAAGGGCTTAGCCAAAGAATATCGTAAAGAGGGCAACCGTGAGGGTGTCAAGATGATGCGCGCTGAAGCTAAGCAGTTAGGTAAAGCGGCTAAGTTTTCAGATAAAATGTATGATAGAGGTAGAGGTGACTACTTCACAAGAGATATGATCCAAGAATACAGGTCATCAAGCGCCAATCCAGCCAATCAGAACACTATTGAGAGGCAGCAAAAGCTCATCAATAGCAGAAAATAAAAGATAAGCCCTCCAAGTGAGGGCTTTTTCATTATAATGTCACAAATTTGACTTAAATTTGTGACATAAATCTAATAAAATGGTAGTAAAACATGTACATTTAGGCGATGAAGGTCGCCAAAAGCTCATTAAAGGCATTAAAACGATCGCTGGAGCAGTAAAAAGCACACTCGGTGCGCGAGGACGGACAGTCCTAATTGAATCAGAGCATCACGTTGGTGGCATTACAGTAACAAAGGACGGTGTGACGGTCGCTAAGTCGATCAACCTCTATGACCCGGTTGAGAACTTAGCCGTCATGATGATGCGACAGGCTGCTGAGAAGACGGCTACTGTTGCTGGTGATGGGACAACGACCAGTATTGTCATCGCTGAGGCTATTGTGGATGCAGCCACAGACATACTGTCTGAGGATAAAAACGTAACCGAGGTCATCCGTGAGATCAATAGCATTACAACAAATGTTGTAACGCACTTGACCAAACGAGCCAAAAAACTCTCAGGCAAGAAGCTAAAAGACGTTGCGTCAATAAGTGCCAACAATGACACCACTATTGGTGGTATGATCGCTGACGCGTTCAGTGAGGTCAAGATGGTATCTGTTGAGAACAGTAAGGACCACAACACATATGTTGAGGTGATCAAGGGGATTAAGGCTGACCGAGGTTGGACTAGTCGCCACTTCATCACTGACTACAAGCGTCAGGAGGCCATCCTAGAGAACCCATACGTCTTAATCACTGACCAAGAGATTAACAACCTACTCAACATTGAGAAGGTCCTACAGCATGTTGTAGCGCAAAATAAGTCACTACTCATCATTGGTGAGATGACACCTGCTGCACTTAACACCCTTAATATAAACGTCGCTCAAGGCAAGATCAAGGCTTGCCATATCATGCCGCCAAGCTTTGGCTACCGTCAGAAAGACCTGCTTGAAGACCTAGCGATCGTATTGGACGGCACATACTTTAGTGAGGACACTGGTGATGACCTATCTCTTATTGACGTGGCACATCTTGGTCGTTGCTCTAAGGTGATCGTTGGTAAGGACAATACGATCTTTATGCCCTATGCTAGCTCTCAAGATAGCATAGACGCCCGAATTGCCGACATCAACGAGACCATATTCGAAGGCATAACAAAAGAAGAGCTTGACAACCGTAAAGAGCGAGCGGCCAACCTATCGGGTGGTGTTGCTGTGATACACGTTGGAGCGCTCAGTGACATTGAGCAGAAGGAGAAGCGCGACCGCATCGACGACGCTGTATGCGCTGTTGAGGCTGCATTAGAGGAGGGAATCCTTCCTGGTGGTGGTGTTGCTTTGTATGAGTATGCGATTACACACCTACGCGGTAAGATTGGCGCTGCTGAGCAAATTATGTTCAGAGCCATAACATCTCCAATGTGGCAAATACTTGTGAACGCTGGCAAAGACGCTCAAGAGATCATGGACGGCATCCTACCGTTCCCTAACGAGGGCTACGACGTCAAAGGAGAGCAGTACGGTGACATGATCAAGCTTGGCATCATTGACCCGGCTAAAGTCACTAAGAACGCTTTATTGAACGCTGTGTCGGTAGCTACGACGATCATGAGCACAAACGCAATCATTACAAATATCAGAGCAGATGAAAGTATTAAATAAGTTCTTACTCGTAAAGAAAGTAGCTGAGCAAAAGCAGACCAAGAGTGGTCTACTCTTAACCGGTGAGGATTCCAACGACATGCGGTACCACAAGGCGGTTACCCACTCTGTGGGTGACAGCATCTTCGGCATAAAAGCCGGTGATACTATCCTATACGATAAAGTGCAAAGCCATGAGATCATCCTTGATAATGAAAGGATGACTATAATTCAGGAGAGGGACGTTGTTTGCGTCTTCGATTAAAATCTGTTATCGCAATAGCTAAGGTCTTTTGATGAAACGGTGCGTTTTTTCGGAAGGCCTTATTGCGTCTTGATGACGTCGGAATCGGTTCTTCTCCGATTAACTTCTTATAAATTGACGTAATCATTTTCTTGGCCTTAAAAGACACCTCATACAGTTGGCCTTCGTTGTAATTTTTCTGTCGCCATTCACTGATCCAGCCATCTTTCAACAATCTGTTAAAGCGCCGGCTGTCCCAAGTCATGAAGTTCTTGTATTCGTCAAAGTCTGACTTTCTGAATAGCCTATTGCCATGTAAAAAGAATAGCATCTCAAGATCTGAGAGTCTGATGCTATAATTCACTTGAGCCCATCGTCTTACGATTGCCCACTCTGTAAGAAAGTCATACTTCAGCGGTTCGCGTTGTACTATCTTTTCGTAGATGATTGTTTTTCTAACTTTCATTATATTTGTACAAATATATTAATAATGGGACTATATAGCAACATTCACGCAAAAAGAGAGCGAATTAAAGCTGGATCAGGCGAGAAGATGCGTAAGCCTGGAGAGAAAGGAGCCCCAACAGCAAGTAACTTCAAAAAGGCCGCTAAAACAGCAAAAAAAGATGAAAGACCCAAGACTAGAAAAAGCGGGCGTTAGTGGCTACAATAAGCCTAAACGCACTCCTAGTCACCCGACTAAGAGTCATGTCGTGGTCGCCAAGTCTGGTGACGAGGTAAAATTAATTCGTTTTGGCCAGCAAGGCGTCAAGACCAATCAGACAGCAGGTCAACGTGAGGCTTTCAAGAGCCGTCACGCCAAGAATATTGCAAAAGGTAAGATGAGCGCGGCATGGTGGGCTGACAAAACTAAGTGGTCTCCAAGCAAGACTGCATCACCTAGCACTAAATGGAAGAAAGGATGAACAATATACCATTCAAGAACTCAGCGATTACTCGCTTGACAGGCATGACAACCAATCCACCTTTAATTACTAAAGGAAGGGCTAAAGAAGCGCGCAGTATGCGCGAGGGTATTACTCCAATGCAAAATGCTGACGGTACTACTTCTACACATGTCATGGCAGGTGGCGAGGGTGGATCCGGTAAGTACAAGTATACAGTAAACCCAACTGTATTCCCTAACAATGGAGGTAAGACATGGACCGATCTAAGAGAAGATCCATGGGGGGCATATGACGAGGCATCTAAAAGAGGTGAGCTAATTGGCTTTAAGTCTGAGCGTCGTGCTGAGAAGTTTGGTATGGGATCTTGGAAGAAAGGTCAGGCAGGCCGAGAGGCTATGCAAGAATATCGTTCTGAAAAGAAAGCAGGTAATCTTTACACTCAGAAAAAGAAGGTAGATCAAAAGATTGCAGCTGTTGATGAGAACAAGCGTATTAATCGTGTTGTTGATCGTCGATATGATCGAATGGATAAGAAGTATGATCGAGCTGCAGGTAACACTCAAAAGACTGCCAAGCTTGATAAGAAATACGGATACAATTACGAAGCAGCTAAAGCAGCTGGTATTGGTCCAGATGAGACAGGTCATTGGGGTTCAATTGGCAACGATGGTATGATATTAAAGGGACCTAAGCATCCTTCAATGATTAAGACAAAAAAGGTTGAGGGTTATTTAGGTAACAAGATCAAAAAGATTGACGGCCAATTATACAGTGTACCTAAATGATCATCCTTAAAAAACACAAAGGTCTAGGTGATACAGTGGCTGCTGTAACAGCAGCTACAGGCATCAAGGCACTAGTCGAGAGTATAACTGAGGACTGCGGATGCCAAGAGAGGCAAGCCTCTCTTAACAACCCAGACCTATTAATAAACAAACTATTCTATGGGACAAAGCAAGACATCGAAGTATTACGCGACTCATCCGGACGCAGCAGAGCGCAGGAGGGAGAGTCAACGGAAAATTAACCGATCAGAAGAACGTAAGAAGTACCGGGCCGATCACACAAAAGCTCGTCGTGCCAATGGCATCGACGGCAAGGGAGGGCCTGACATGAGTTCCACAAAAAGTGGTAAATTTGTAAAAGAAAACCCAAAGACAAACCGAGCTCGCAATGGAGCGAACGGCAAGTCTACTAAAAAATAAGACATGGCATATCAAAAACTACAAGTACAACGCGCAGCCGCTGTAACCCCAAGTGATACAGTTAACATCCCATACGTAGGTGGTGACGGAACAACTCCAAGCTGGCCTTGTGTCCTTTATATCGGCACTGGCGGAAATCTTCGCGTTCTAACCGAAGGAGGCGATGACGTGGTATTCACAAACGTATTAGGCGGCACAACGCTTCCTGTGAATGTTGTAAGAGTATTTGCTACCAACACAACGGCTAGCAATATCGTAGCAATGTGGTAATATGTGGATATTTAGCGCCATAGCAAATGCCGTAGGAGCCAACTACATAGGTGATCCTAACTATATAGCTGTATCATTTCGTAACAGAGTTCAAGCGGATGGCGGTACATTTGAGGCACAAAACTGTTTAATATCATTTCTAAATAGCTTATCATGAGTCTATTAACACAGGCATCTTTGGTTGTGACTCCGAATGGAGTAAAAGAGGGCAAACTTTATTCCGTCATCCCGTCCGATGGTTCGGGCGATATGTCCGTAGTAAGAGCAACAACTGCAACAAGAGTCAATAGTGCGGGGTTGGTTGAGTTAGTGCCTTATAACCTTGTGCAGTATAGCGAGCAGTTTAATAATGCTGCGTGGTTAAAACAAGATGCAACAATAACTGCAAATAGTATTGATGCGCCAAATGGAACTTTAACTGCTGATACAATTACGGATAATTCAACTTTAGACAGACACATAACTTATCAGTCTTTAGATTCTGAAAGGTCTTTAACAAGAACCTTGTCAATTTATGCTAAACAAGGAACATTAAGATATTTAGTGTTAAGCGTTACAATTACAAGTGATTCTACTGCTTGTTACTCTGCAATTTTTGATTTACAAACTGGAACAATAACCGCAACTAAAAATAATGGTTCGGCAACAATTAGTGCATCTATTGAAAACACGGGTAATGGTTGGTATCGATGTGCAATATCGGGTGCTTTAGGAAGTGGATTCGAAACAATTTACCCAGTTATTGCGACAAGCGATAGAGCTGGTTTTACTGGTTCATTATCAAATAACAATTTACCAATATATGCTGGCAGCGGACAAAGCCTTTACATTTGGGGTGCACAACTTAACGAGGGTACAATACTCCCCTACCAAAAGACGGAAACAAGACTTAACATACCACGTCTTGACTACTCAAACGGTACTTGTCCAAGTTTGTTAGTAGAACCGCAAAGGACAAACCTCTTGACTTATAGTTCGTCTTTTGATAACGCTGCGTGGATTAAATTTAACGCAAGTATTAGCGCAAATGTAACAGCAACTCTTGACCCATCTGGAAACTATGGTGCTTCAAAGATTGTAGAAGATAGTAGTTCTTCTTTTCACGATATTGACCAAGTAGAAGTATATTCAGCGGGCGCAAATACAATTTCAGTTTACGCAAAAGCTGCTGGAAGAAACCATATATTTTTGCAGCATTTTGATGGTTCTTCGTTCTTGACGAGCGGGACATTTAATCTTTCAAATGGAACGGTAAGCGGAAACGGTACGATTCAAAGCGTAGGCAACGGATGGTATCGCTGCTCATTTACTGCAACAACTGTAAACGGAACTGGAAAGTCTTATATTAATCTTTCAAATGGAACTACTGGAAACTATCAAGGCGATGGCACTTCTGGTGTATACGTTTACGGAGCTCAACTTGAACTCGGCAGCTACGCCACTTCATACATACCTACAACCTCAGCAAGTGTAACACGAAACGCTGACGTAATATCAAAGACGGGTATTAGTTCGCTTATCGGTCAAACGGAGGGGACTTTGTTTTTGGATGTTGTTTTAAAAAATCCATTTACATCAATAAACAGATTATTTTCAATTACAGAGACAGTTTGGAATGTTGGCGGTTCTATTAGAATAGAAGCTGAATCTAATAAATTTACCGCTGATTTTGTTAATGCTGGTTCAAGTATGGGTAAAATTGAATTTTTTACAACTGTTCAGCAAAACACTCGTTATAAAATTGCAGTTGCATACAAGCAAAATGATTGTCAAATGTATATTAACGGGACAAATGCTGGTAGCGACACAACAACAGCAGCAATGCCTACTTGTTCAGAATTATATTTAAACGCTTTAGGAGGTGGATTTGTAGCCGCATACGATGCAAATAATATCAACGCAGCAGCCCTTTGGAAAACTCGCTTAACCAACGCACAATTAGCAACCTTAACAACTATATAAAATGAATATTTTTAAACTCACTTACCCAAACAAAGAAGCAGCAGTTGCTGACTTAAAAGCCAAAAACATTCTTGTAGAAGTTGACGGCATTGACGGAGAAAAACACGAAGCCTACGGAAACGGAGTGCAAGCAGTTGTCGAACTTGGGCTCATCCTCGTGACTCCACCAGTAATGGATGGAATGGATATCGTAACCCCACCCGTTTACGCTGATGGCTACCACTACGACGTAATGAGTTCCGAGCTTTACGACTTCGGGGCTAACCTTGTAGAACCTAAGAACCCAAAACACGCATTTGCTGGACACGCAATAACAGAGGAGTTCCCTTATGAGCCAATCGTTTAGTAACCAAGGTACTTTATCAACGTCCGGGACTGTATTACATACAGGCCCTGAAAACAATATATCTGAGTTATACTCAATGAGATTTAATAATCCTGCTGCCTATACCTTAACTGTTTCTAAATATACAGCCTCCACGACTGTCACTACTCAAGTATATTCAATAAACCTTTCAGCAGGTGATACGGTGACAGATACATTTAAGTATCATTTAGATGAGGGAGACTATATCACAGCGACATCTAGCGTAGCAGGGACAACTTTTATAGTAGAAGGATCTGACTTACCTAATGTTAATGTGATAAGATGCAAGTAGTAGATGTAAATGGCAATATGTTTGGTTACGACCACCTAGAGATTATAGGTGCGGATGGTAGGCCAAAAACATTAGACAGCGGACTGACATCAGTCGGCCTTTCAATGCCATCTGCGTTCTCTGTATCCAACAGTCCTTTAACATCAAATGGTACTATAGGCGTTACGGGCGCAGGCACATCATCTGAATATATTGACGGCACTGGCGCATTAAGAACTTTTCCGTCATTAACAGGCTATGTCACAGCAGTCACCGCATCATCTCCGTTAAGCTCATCAGGTGGAACTACACCTAACATATCAATACTTAGAGCCAACACAACAACTGATGGCTACTTAAGTGCTATTGACTGGAATACTTTCAATAACAAACAACCGGCAGGCAACTATATTACTACAAGTAGAACGCTTACCATTAATGGCACTACATATGATTTAAGTGCCAATCGTTCATGGTCGGTAGGTACCGTAACGAGCGTTGCGATGACTGTACCTACAGGGTTGACAGTTGCAGGTTCTCCAATAACAGGATCAGGTACATTTGCGTTAGGTCTTCAATCAGGTTATTCAATACCAACAACAGCCAATCAATCAAATTGGACAACAGCATATAACCGATCTTTAACTGCATTTAGTATTAATTATGGTACATTTAGCACTAACCTTATATTAACAGAACAAGACTTAAGCACACTAAGTTTAAGCTTAATTGCAGGCGCTGCAGCGCAGGGGAAAATTGTATTCTTCAACGGAAGTAATTTGGCATATACCTCATTGAATGCTTCAGCACCTTTGAGTCTTGATCCTAATAACTTTACGTTTTCAATCAGTCAGGCAAATACATCTACAAACGGGTTCTTAAGTTCAACTGATTGGAATACATTCAACAACAAGCAGAACGCAATTACACTCACCACTACAGGATCAAGTGGAGCGGCTACGCTTATTGGCAGTACTTTAAATATACCAAACTACTCATCGGCATTAAGCGGATATGTTCCGACAAGCCGTCAGTTAACAATAAACGGCACGTCATACGACCTATCTACTGACAGATCTTGGAGTGTTGGTACAGTTACAAGTGTTGCTACTACAGGTCCAATTACAGGCGGTACTATTACTGGTAGTGGGACGATAGGCATCACACAAGCTACTACGTCTACAGATGGCTATCTAAGTTCAACAGACTGGAATACATTTAATGACAAGCAGGAAGAGATTACATTAACAACTACAGGCACGAGCGGCCCTGCTACATTTACGTCAGATTCGTTAAACATACCTGACTACTCATCTGCACCAAGAGGTAACTTTGCGCAGACAGCAAAGAGTGTTCCTGTAACAAATACCACTGAGGCACAGTCGTTAATATATGTAAACTTTGAGAGAAGAGTTGACAACGATGGAGGTGTCACTGAGTCTTTAGACTGCATGGAGTCTGAGTTGAGGAATTATGGCAGCGTTGGATCATTATCTGTACCTGCCAATTCATTTAGAGTTGGTGATTCTTTTCATGTCAACTTAAGTGGATATATTAGCTCTCAAAACAACCAAGATATCGAAATAAGAGTCATGGCAAATGGAGGAGCGACTGTGTTAGCTTTAGCATCAACCACACTGGCTACAGCAACAAATAAGTTTTTTGATTTAGTGATTACATTTACAATCAGAGCAATAGGCTCTGCCGGTGTTGCAAAGATTGCAACTTCCGGGCAGTTTACCTACTCAAAGGACGCATCAAATGCGTTTGAGGGAACTGATTTTATATACATCAACGAGGATACATTTGACACAACAATTTACAACACTTTAGATATAACAGCTCAGTGGGAAAATGCAAGCACGTCAAATAGCATACACAGTGAGATTTTTACACTTCAAAAAATATATTAACCATGACAAAAGAACAAGCTTACCAAGTATTAGTAGATGCAGTAAACTTAGCAACTACAAAAGGAGCATTTAACCTGCAAGATGTGTCTGCAATCATCACAGCACTTCAAGCATTAAAGCCTGAAGAAGATGTATAAGTTACTATTACCCCTACTCATAGTTATAACGGCTTGTTCACCGACTAAAAGGTTTACACGCCTTATTACTAAGTACCCGTATTTAATTACTACAGACACTGTAGTAATAAAAGACACCATCACCCTCTACGTCCCTGAAGTGAAAACTGATACAGTTGTTACTATCCAGCAACTTATCGATACAGTAACTCTGACTAAAGACAGAGTCACTGTTAAGACATGGTACGTCCCAAAAGAAAAGAAGGTTTATATCCAAGGCAAGTGCGATCCTATATACGTCACAAAGATTGTAGAGCGCAAGGTGCCTGTCAAGTATTATGAAAAGTACCCATGGTGGAAGAAGCTATTAAACAACCTATTAGCTATTTTTATTATCTTTGCTTTACTCTATGCATTGCATAGAGCAATCAAAAAACTACCATGAAAACTAACGCACTAATTATTTTGTCTGGAATCATTACCATCCTCGCACCGGTGGGACCGTTGCTAACCATAGCTTTAATTTCCATTCTATTAGACGTTGGTTTTGGAGTATGGCGCTCATACAAGAAACGTGCAGATCAAGAGGCAAAATTTTGGGATGTAGTCCAAAGCCAGCGTTTATACGCTACAGCAGTTAAGTCTGCTATTTACGCAGCAGCAATCACATTCTTCTTTTTAGTAGAGAAGTACATTGCAGGTGATATCATCGCACATTTTATATCAATAGAGTTATTACTGACTAAAGCAGTGGCTCTATTTTTTGTTTTTATTGAAGTCAAGAGCATGAATGAGAGCTACAAAGATGTCACAGGTAAAGACATACTAGTGTCATTTAAGAAGTTCATCACAGGTCTTAAATCAGAAAGCGATAAGTGGAAGTAATATGTTGAGTACAACACAAATTATAGCAAAATACGGCCAACCAAACGAAAAAGGAACGTATCTAAAAACCATCAACCTACCCTACCCGATGCGCATTGCTTGGGATTTAAAGACAAAGGTTACAAAGATGCGTTGCCACAAGGACGTAGCAGATAACTTTTTAGCTGTTTTTAATGAACTTTTAGAGGTTTACGGCTATGAACGCATTGTTGAGCTTGGTATAGATCTCTATGGCGGTTGTTTCAACTTTCGTAAAATGAGAGGTGGGGCGTCATGGTCTACTCACGCTTGGGGTATTGCTATTGATTTGGATCCGGCTAGAAACAAATTAAAGGAAACAAGCAGAACAGCCCGCTTTGCAAGACCTGAATATAAAGATATGATTGATATATTTTACAAGCATGGTTTTGTTTCGCTTGGACGTGAAAAAAATTATGACTGGATGCACTTTCAAATAAATCACTAACTTTGTTATATGAAGAAGGTTGAGTCTAAATCAATTGTAAAGATTAAGGTCAAGCGACCAGGCGTTCATGCAAAGAGTAAAACGTCTAAGCTAAAGTCTTCTAAGAACTACAAAAAGAAAAACAGAGGTCAATGAAAGTACAAGATTATATTACAGCCACACCAAGCACAACATCAAAAGTCTTTGGTACTAATGCTGCTGGAAACACAGTTAACTTCGACGTAACTGCCTTATTGGCTTTAAATCAGACCCCTACAGTTGTCACAACAAATGTGCTAACTGCAGCAACCCTAACAAACGTAAACACATACTTCACAGGAACACCAGGTGCATCTTTTGCAGTTACTCTTCCAGCATCAAACTCAAATCTTGATGGTGTTAAGTATGTAGTTATGTCAATAGCAACTAGAGCTACAACAACATGGTCATCATCTGGTGCTGCTATTGTTGGCGCTCCTGCTACATTAACATCAAACACACCGGTATGTCTTCAGTATAGTCATGCCAATACAACCTGGTATATTTCAATCTAATCATATGTCAAAAATCAAAAAAGAAGAGCTCGAAGCGTTGGTTAACGCTAATCGAGTTTACAGAGATCTAAAATTTAATCTAGCAGACATCGAGATGAGCGTTCGTCGTTTAGGCGAGCAGAAAGAGCTCACAATGCAGCAACTTGAAATTGCAGCAGCAACGCTCACTCAAGAGCAGCAATCCATCTTTGATAAGTATGGCGATGTCAGTGTAAATCTACAAACAGGTGAGTATAATTAGAAAAATTTCCATTGGTCCTGATTACATGAAGTCCATGCACTACATGGTTGGTCAGACTGTCCTAGATAGAACTTGGGAGATCAACACCATCCGTAAAGAGGATGATGGGTCTATCTGCGTTTGGATTATAAAGGACGGTGAGATTATTAAATGGAAGTCTTTCTCAGCAACAGTTCCTGTAGCTATAGAGTACAAAATAGATTACTAATGAAATCACCATACTGCTTCATCATTAAACCAGTTGGTCTGAGGCGGTACGATAACATAAGGAAGTTCGGTGATACCGACTTTTATATCAGCTCCTCCCAAGAAGACCACAAAACATCTAACCGCTTTGCTGAAGTGATTAGTGTCCCTATTTACTATAACGGCCCGGTTCAACCTGGAGATACCGTTGTAGTTCACCACAATGTGTTCAAGTACTACAACGACATGAAAGGTCGTCAGAAAAGTAGTTGGAACTATATCATGGACGATCTGTTTTTAGCTGAGTTAGATCAGGTGTATCTTTATAAAAGAGATATCAATTGGCAGGCCGTTGATCCGTTTATATTTATCAGGCCAATACCTACTGAGGATAAGTTAATTAGCTCTACCGGTGCGCATGAGTCGCTATGGGGTGAGGTTGTGTATAAGACGAACACTATCTCTAACGTAAACGTTGGAGACACAGTCTCATTCACACCAGACAGCGAGTATGAGTTTATAATAGATGGCGAGACCATCTACAGAATGTACAACAAGAACATATGTCTAAAAAGGGAGAAATAGTAGAGGCGGCTAAGCAAGCAATCGATGAGTTGATCAAGGTGCTAAAGTCACCTATCATCACTCACGCTGAGGACGATATATCGGCCGACAAGATGAAGAACGCAGCGTCAGCTAAGCGTTTGGCATTTGAGGATGCAATGTATATGCTCAATAAGATTGAGGAGGAGGAAAACAAGGCAGCAGAGGGTCCAATTGTAGAGGTTACACTCGGCAAATCAGGATTCGCTGAAGGAAGAGCAAGACATGGAAAATAAGCTGTACTCCATAGTAAACGACTACATTAATAAGACTGCTCTTAATACTAAGAACAATAAGAAGTCGTGGGATTATGGGTACAACAAAGAGTACGACCTCATCGTCATATCTAAGGATGGAACCATTGGCGAGATCTATGAGATAAATGGATTGAAGGTTGCTTTGCCTTCTACTCCTAAAGGAGTAGAGAACAGAGGTAACAGATGGCAGCCAGTAGAGTATCCATCTGAACTACAGAAAATTAAGTCAATATTTGACTGGAACCGAAGAGATAACGCGTTCAAGTCTAAGTATGTGGATATGATTGAAGATGAATTTGAGAGACGAGAGCAAGGCTTTTGGTTCATTAACAATGGAACACCGACATACATCACCGGAACGCACTACATGTATCTTCAGTGGACCAAGATTGATATTGGTCTTCCTGACTTCCGTGAGTCCAACCGAATATTCTACATATTTTGGGAGGCGTGTAAAGCAGACAGTCGGGCGTTTGGTATGTGCTACCTAAAGAACCGTCGTTCAGGATTCTCATTCATGTCGTCTGCAGAGACTTCAAACACAGGTACAATTGTCAGAGATGCCAGGCTTGGTATTCTATCCAAAACAGGATCTGATGCCAAGAAGATGTTTACCGACAAGGTTGTACCTATCGTAAGAAATTACCCATTCTTTTTCAAGCCGATCCAGGACGGTATGGACAACCCGAAGACGGAGTTGGCCTTCCGTGTCCCTGCGAGTAAGATTACTCGTAAGAATATGGATGAGGAGCGCGATGATGATATAGATGGGTTAGATACTACCATTGACTGGAAAAACACAGCAGACAACAGCTATGACGGTGAGAAACTACTTCTGCTTGTACATGATGAGTGCTACGCACCAAACACAAAAATATTAATGTCTGATTTCACCTTTAAAGAGATAAAGGATATAAATATTGGAGATAATGTAATAGTAGATGGTGGAATTATAAAAACAGTTGTAAAAAGAACGCAAGGAGTAACAGATAGATATTTAGTCAAACAGCCATATGGAGAGGATTATGTTGTAACAAAAAACCATAGACTTGTGCTTAACGAGTATAAAAAAGGTGAGGTTATAATGAATCCAGAAGAGTATATTAATAGCTCTAAATTTAGAAAGCAACATCTAACTAGAATTGCATCTACTGGTATTGAATCACAAGATATATTTGAAGGTATTCCTCCATTTCTATTAGGGCTTTGGCTTGGTGATGGAAGGAGTAATTCTATGACTATTTTAGTAAATAAATATGAAGAGCCTGAACTTCTTGATTATTTAGGAAAGCTTTCTACCGTAATGAATATTCAATTTGAACTAATAAAAAGTACTTCTAATAAAATCATTGAATTTAGGTTTAAAGGCATTAATTCTGAATTAAAAAAAATAGGTGTTTATAAAAATAAGCACATACCAATGCAATACATGCAGTCGTCTATAGAGACTAGACTTCAGTTATTAGCAGGTATAATAGAAACAGATGGATATTCTGACAAGAATAAAAACATCATATCATTAGGCATGAGCAGGAAAGACCTTATAGAACAAATAAGGTTCTTAGCTCTATCATGCGGACTTAGTTGTAGCAATGTTAAAGAAAAGGATACAAATTTCAATACAAAATCATACAACATAAGCATATCAGGCGATTTATCAATTATACCTTTAATCACAAAAAAGAAATCATTTGAAGGTTATGTACCTAAAACTAGAGGCAGACGAAATAAAGTGTCTGTAGAGTATTTAGATAAAGGTGAGTATATCGGCATACAGGTAGATGCAGATAATGACAATGAAAGAAAATTAATACTAGGAGACTTTACCGTCAGTATGAATAGCGGTAAGTGGGAAAAGCCAGAGAACATCTTAAATAACTGGCGAGTCACTAAGACTTGTTTGCGTCTTGGTAGCCGTATCATTGGTAAGTGTATGATGGGATCAACATCAAACGCGCTTAGTAAAGGTGGTGAGAACTTTAAGAAGTTGTTCTACGATAGTGATCCAACCAAGCGATCTGCCAATGGTCAGACCAAGTCGGGGCTTTACTCTTTGTTTATTCCAATGGAATGGAACATGGAGGGCTTTATTGACGAGTATGGATGGCCAGTATTTGATGATCCAAAGAAACCTGTGATGGGTATCGATGGTGAGCAGATTACTATGGGTGTTATCACCTATTGGAATAATGAGGTAGCTGCAATGAAGTCAGACTCAGACGCACTCAACGAATACTACCGTCAGTTCCCTAGAACAGAATCGCATGCATTTAGAGATGAGAGTAAGTCATCTTTATTTAACTTAACGAAGATATACCAACAGATTGACTACAACGATGCGATGATTAAAGATCGCGTCCTAACAACTGGTTACTTTCATTGGAAGAACGGCGAGAAAGATAGCGAGGTTATTTGGACTCCTGATCCAAAGGGGCGTTTTGTGGTATCATGGATTCCTGACGCTAAGATGCGTAATAACGTAATTAAGAAGGACGGCAAATTTCACCCTGGTAATAAAGATATCGGTGTGTTTGGTTGTGACCCTTATGACATATCAGGTGTAGTTGGGGGTGGTGGGTCTGCAGGTGCACTCCACGGCATAACCAACTTTCACATGGAGAACGCGCCAACCAATCACTTCTTTTTGGAATATATTGCTCGTCCTCAGACTGCTGAGATATTCTTTGAGGATGTATTGATGGCCTGTTTTTTCTATGGAATGCCTATACTTGTAGAGAATAACAAGCAGCGACTATTGTATCACTTTAAGAACAGAGGGTACCGTCCATTCTCAATGAACAGACCTGACAAGCATACGTCTAAACTATCAAAGACAGAGCTTGAGTTAGGTGGTATACCAAACTCTAGTGAGGACATAAAGCACGCTCATGCCAATAGCATCAACACTTATATTGAAGAGTACGTCGGAATCGACGCAGAAGGTAATTATCGAGAGAAAGATAGTATGGGTGATATGTATTTTACCAGAACGTTAAATGACTGGGCAAGATTTGACATCAACAATCGAACAAAACACGATGCCTCTATTAGCTCAGGATTGGCATTAATGGCATCTAGAAGACACCTATTTATACCTGTTAAGCAGGAATCTAAAATAAGTGTTAAATTTGTAAGATATAAGAATACTGGCATAAGAAGCGAAATTATCGAATAATGGATAAAACATCAGTTGTTATCTCCTCATTACCCTTTCCGGACCAAATGGCGCCAGATGAAATCAAGGCGACTTTTGATTACGGATTAAAGGTAGGAAAAGCTATCGAAGGGGAGTGGTTTAAGAGGAAGTCTAATTCAAGCAGATTTTATCAGCAGTGGGGTGAATTCCACCGCTTGAGACTATATGCCCGTGGAGAACAGCCTGTACAGAAGTACAAGGATGAAATCGCTGTTAATGGCGACATATCAATGCTTAACTTAGATTGGACTCCGGTTCCAATCATTCCTAAATTTGTTGACGTGGTTGTCAACGGAATGTTAGACAGACCATACACCATTAAGGCAGAGGCTCAGGATGTTTTATCGGCTGAGAAAAAGAACGTGTTCCAGGACATGATCGAGGCTGACATGGTGGCTAAGGACTTCTTAATGATGACCAAGGAAACACTTGGTATCGACGCGTTCAACGTAAATCCAGATGAGCTTCCTGCAAATGATCAGGAGCTTTCTCTGTATATGCAAATGAACTACAAGCCATCTATTGAGATCGCTGAAGAGATTGCCATCAACACACTTCTTAAGATGAATGACTATGAAGATGTGTTGAGAGATTATTACTACGACGTAGCCACGATAGGACTCGGTGTTGTAAAGCATGAGTTCCTTATTAATGATGGTGTTAAGGTTGAGTATGTAGATCCAGCTAACTGGATTCACAGCTATACTGAAAAGAGCGACTTCTCTGATTGTTTCTACTTCGGGGAGGTTAAGCAGGTTCACTACACTGAGCTGCTTAAAATGAATCCAAACCTTACTGACGAAGAGTTGACTGAGATTAAGAACGCAGGTTCAGCTTGGTATGACTACTTCCCTGTGGTTCGTAACTATCAAGACGACGCATTCTTAAATGAGGTCGTGACGCTTTTATATTTTAACTATAAGACTCACAAGAAGTTTGTTTGGAAAAAGAAATTACTTGAGAACGGAGGAGAGCGAGTGATCCGTAAGGATGACAACTTTAACCCACCACCAAACGAAATGTTTGAGGTAGTTGAAGCCGTTCGTGACGTTTGGTATGAAGGTGTATTGGTCGGTGGATCAAACATCATCATTAAGTGGGAGATGATGAAGAATATGGTACGTCCTAAGTCTGCATCACAGAAAGCACTTCCAAACTACATTGCTTACGCTCCACGTTACTATAAAGGAAATATTGAGTCACTTGTTCGTCGAATGATTCCATTTGCCGATCAGATCCAATTGACTCACTTGAAGCTACAGCAAGTTATGGCTCGCGTAGTTCCTGATGGTGTGTTCATTGATGCTGATGGTATTAATGAAGTAGACCTTGGAACAGGTGCCGCATACAACCCTGAGGATGCACTCAATCTATACTTCCAAACGGGTAGTGTGATTGGACGTAGCTACACACAAGACGGTGATTTCAACAACGCGCGTATTCCAATTCAAGAACTCAACTCAAACAGTGGTCAAGCTAAGATGGCTGCCCTTATCGGCAACTACAACCACTACTTGAATATGATCCGCGACGTGACGGGTGTAAACGAGGTGCGTGACGCATCAACACCACACCCGGATGCTTTGGTTGGTGTTCAGAAGCTTGCAGCGCTAAACTCAAACACAGCTACTCGCCACATCTTAGACGCTGGTCTTAATACCACCAAGAGAGTTGCTGAGTGCTTATCTATCCGCGTTGCTGACATACTTGAATATGCTGACTTCGCTGAGGAGTTTGCTATGCAGATTGGCAAGTACAACATGGCAATACTTGAGGACGTTAAGGATCTTTACCTACACGATTTTGGTATCTTCATTGAGATTGCACCAGACGAAGAGCAAAAAGCTCAGCTTGAGCAAAACATTCAAGTCGCTCTACAGCAGCAGACAATTGACCTAGAGGATGCAATTGACATCCGTATGATTAACAATATCAAGCTTGCCAACGAGATGCTTAAGATGAAACGTCGTAAGCGTATGGAGCAAAAGCAGAAAGAGAAAGAGATGGAGTTCCAAATGCAAATGCAGACAAACATCCAATCCTCTCAAGCAGCTGCTGAGGCAAAAGCACAGGTCATCCAATTGGAAGGCCAAACGAAAGCTCAGATCAAGCAGATGGAAGTTCAAGGCGACATTCAGAAGATGCAGGCAGAAGCCGAACTCAAGAAAGAGTTGATGGCTATTGAGTTCCAATACAACATGCAATTGAACGGAATGCAGATGCAGACATTGAAAGATCGTGAAGACCAAAAAGAAAAGGCGAAAGATAAGCGAGTAGACCTACAGGCCACTCGTCAGTCTGAGCTAATTAACCAACGACAGAATAACCTACCGCCTCAGAATTTTGAGAGCACAGAAGATGATTTATCTGGATTTGATTTAGAATCATTTGGGCCTAAATAATGGCATATATAGAGCATAACTTTTTCCCTTTAAAAGTATTCGTTAGAAATGAGTACATGTATCAACACCAAAAAGGGCAAGGAGATTTTACACCTGGCGTTATAATGTCGGTAAGATGTATGCCTGGGCAGGCGGCGTTATTCCAAGTTCTACTAGATAACGGAGTAATGCGTGATAAGTTACCAAGTCATGCCTTACTTACTGAACCAAAGACACCAGATCCAGATCTACCTTTTCACTTCTTACAGATATGGAACTGTTTTTCTTATAACTTCACCTTATTACATTTGTCTTATGTATACGATACAAAGGTAGAGGTGTATATGAAAGACCACGAGTTCTACCCAGGTAGTTATTATGCCACCATTAACTGGGGAGCTAATGACTTAAATACTGACCTATCGTTAGCAGAGGATGCCTTAGAGCACAAGAGTCATCACATTATTCTACTTGACAATGGTCAAATAGCCCTTCAGCCAAACAATCGTATTAAGTGGTCTGAGCCATCATTTGTCACGAAGCCTTTTCCAGAGCGTCCTGATTATTTAGTTAATACAGACTACTACAATTGCGAAGGCTTTGATAAGTGGCACACAGAAGACTCTGATCGTATGTTCTACGATAATGAATAAATAAAATAATTATTAACTTTGTCAAAATTAAATTAAATGGAAAATGAATTCAAAGTAAGGTCTGTAGATTTCGAAGAGAAATCTGTAGCCGAAAAAGAAGCAGCGCTTCTTGAAGGATTAGAGGATCACTCTGGTGATAATGATACTGTAAAGATTGACTTAGCAGACGAACCACCAGTTGAGACAGTAGTAGATGATAATCCACCACAAGAGGTGGATTTAGATGATAATAAAGTTCTTTCATATCTAGGAAAAAGATGGAACAAAGAGATCACATCTTTAGATGAGTTAGTTGAGCAGCGATCACAAGCTGAAGAACTACCTGAAGATGTCTCTGCGTTTCTAAAGTATAAGAAAGATACCGGGCGTGGTATTGAAGACTTCATGAAGTTGAATGTCGACTACAGCGCCATGGATGAAGATTCTTTGCTTTACCAATACCACAAAGAACAGAACCCTGAGCTTGATGCTGATGAGGTTAAGTTCGAGCTTGAGTCTAAGTATTCATATGATGAAGACTTTGATGATGAGAAGCACATTAAAAAGGTAAAGCTAGAACGTAAAAAAGAGCTGACTAAGGCTCGTGACTACTTTAATAAACTAAAAGAACAGTACAAAGCGCCGCTTGAGTCAAGGGATGCTTTTGTTCCGGCAGAAGAAAAAGAAGCTTACGAATCTTACAAGCAATATAAACAAGCCGCAACTAGCGAGCAAGAGGAGCAAACAAAGCGGTCTCAGTTTTTTGCTGACAAGACTAGTGAGTTGTTTTCTGATAAGTTTGAAGGTTTCAAATTTACAATTGACGAAGACAAAGCGCTAACCTATAAACCAGCAGAAGCTAAGTCACTTCTTGAGGAGCAGTCTTCACTAAAGAACTTTGTAAATAAGTTCTTAAACGAAGATGGTTACCTAAAGGATGCTGAGTTATTCCATCGAGCAATAGCGATTGCTTCGAACCCTGATAAGTTTGCAAAGTTCTTTTATGAGAAGGGAATGGCAGACACAGTTGATACAGTCTCTAAGGAGTCAAAAAATATCGACATGGTGCGCCAATCTACTCAGATGACTAAGAAAACCGACGGTGGTTTCAAAGTAAGAGCTGTAGAGCCTAGTTACGGTAACAGATTAGTTATTAAACAAAAACCTAAAAACTAGAAAAAATGGCTGGTACATTAAATGCATCTCCGGGCCCATTATTGACCCCGAGCTCTGTAAAGGCAGCATTGCCTACAAACTACATCACAAATTTTGATTTCTTGAATCAATATTTGCCTGACACTTACGAGCAAGAATTTGAGCGTTACGGTAACCGTTCAATCGCATCTTTCTTGCGTATGGTAGGTGCAGAACTTCCTACTAACTCTGACCTTATCAAATGGGCAGAACAAGGTCGTCTTCACACAAAATACACTAACGTTGTTCCTGCATCTGCAGCAGCATCTGACACAGCTACATTCAACATGCCAGCGGCTACTGTATGTAACTTCCGTGTAAACCAAACTGTATTCTTGTCTTCACAGACAATTGCTGCTAACTCAGCTAAAGCTGTTATTAGTGCTGTTGCTGCTGACGGATCTACATTTACAGTTAAGTTCTACAACGCTTCTGGTTCACCATTTACAATTACAACTGAGCTTGTAACTGCATTTGTTTACGGATCTGAATTCGGTAAAGGAACTAGCGGTATGAGTGGTTCTTTGGAAGCACAAGACCTTTTCTTCGACAACAAGCCAATCATCATTAAAGACAAGTACACTGTCTCTGGTTCTGACATGGCTCAAGTTGGTTGGGTTGAAGTAACTACTGAGAACGGCGCTACTGGTTACTACTGGTATTTAAAATCCGAGCATGAGACTCGTCTACGTTACGAAGATTATCTTGAGATGTCAATGGTAGAAGGTGTTAAAGCTGAAACTGGTTCTGATGCATTAGCTTACCTTTCTCCATCTACAGCTGCTGCTCCTGGATCTACTGCTGGTACAACTGCTGCTGGTACTCAAGGTATGTTTGCTGCTATTGAATCTCGTGGTAACGTTTGGGCAGGTGGTAACCCATCTTCTTTAGGTGACTTCGATACAATCGTACAACGTCTTGACAAGCAAGGTGCTATCGCTGAGAACGTATTGTTCTTAAACCGTCAGTTCTCTTTTGACATCGACGATATGTTGGCTGCTCAGAACTCTTACGGTGCTGGTGGTACTTCTTACGGTTTGTTTGACAACAGCGAAGAAATGGCCCTTAACCTTGGTTTCTCTGGATTCCGTCGTGGTTATGAGTTTTACAAGACTGATTGGAAATACCTTAACGATGCAACCCTTCGTGGTGGTCTTGTTGGTGGTGCTATCAACGGTGTCTTGGTTCCTGCTGGTACAATGAGCGTTTACGATCAAGTACTTGGTAAGAATGCAAAACGTCCATTCCTTCACGTTCGTTACCGTGCTTCTGAAGCTGAAAATCGTCGTTACAAAACTTGGATGACTGGTTCTGCCGGTGGTGCACAGACTAGCGACTTGGATGCTATGGAGGTCAACTTCTTGTCAGAGCGTGCGCTTTGTACAATGGGTGCTAACAACTTCTTCATCTTCAAAGGATAAGAAGACCAATAATACGAGAGGGGTTACGACCCCTCTCTATTTTTTTTAATAATTTAAATTATATCAAATGAACAGAGTAAAACTAGAGCCTAAGGATAGGACATATTTATTAAAGTTGCAAGAAGCTCCACTGAGCTACTACATTGCACACAAAGACACTCCTCGCAAGCGTTTGCTTTATTACGATGAAGAAACCAACGCTAATCATCCGTTAAGATATGCGAGAAATTCAAGAAGCCCATTTCAAGATGATCAAGACGCCAACGTAATTGTTGAGCCAATTGTATTTGAGGATGGTGTTCTTACAGTTCCAAAAAGCAACCCAGTATTACAAGAATTCTTACATTACCATCCAGGTAACGGTACTGAATTTTATGAGTTTGATGCTGAGCGTGATGCACAAGAAGACGTACAAGAGTTATTCTCTGAGATTGATGCGTTATTACTTGCGCGTGATTTAGCTGACAAAGACTTAAGTACCCTCGAAGCAATTGCTAGATTGGTATTAAACGGTAACGTTGATCTAATGAGCTCTGCTGAGATTAAGCGTGACATGATGTTGTTTGCTAAGAGATATCCTCAAGATTTCATGGAAGCCGCATCTGATCCACTTTTAAAAGTGAATAACATGGCTGCTCGTGCATTCTCTACAGGTTACTTTACATTCCGTGGAAACAAAGACATCCACTTTAACCTAAAAGACAATAAGAAGCGTTTAATGACCGTTCCATTTGGGCATGATCATATCCACGCGCTAGCGTCTCACTTACAATCAGATGAAGGTATAGAGCTATTCAAATTCCTTGAAGAAAAGTTTTCAGGAAATGATTAATTTTTTATATGATAGTAACAAATAATATTATATATTTGTTACTTCTAATTTAGTCATTGGAAACAGAAGTAATGGGGTATCAGGTAAGATCGATATCCCTTTATTTTTTTTGATTAACTTTGAGCATTGTTTAACCCATTAAATTTTTAGAAAATGGAAAAGTTTTTATCTATCCCAGTTACAGACGCTGGAAATCAGTTAGTATCTGCTAACAATGTAATCTTAGTTGAAGCAGGATCTGATTCTGCAACTGCTACTACTACATTAATTACTTATGCAGGTGGTAAAGTTGTTACTCTTACTCATGCTGCTCAAGTTGCTCTTAGCATGCGCAATGCAATCCAATCTGCAATTGCTGCTGCTTTACAAACATCTTGGACAAATACTGTTTATGACGTAACTGTTCCTCAAGCTGTTAGTGACATTGATGTAGCTTAATCTAAAGCTAACTACTACTAAAAGGGCACTTCTAATGGAGTGCCTTTTTTTATTTATCTTTGTACAAAAGCAGTCAGATGATCAATGACGTTCGAAATACAGTACTTTCTATAATCAGTAAGGATAACCGTGGCTTTATTACGCCATTGGAATTCAACCAATTTGCTAAGCAGGCACAGCTTGAGATTTTTGGGCAGTACATGTTTAATTACAGCAATGCAATCAATAAGCAGAACGCTAGAATGCATGGAGAGGGATATACCGATATTCCTAAAAATATGGCCGAAGTTATAGATTCATTTTCTGTATTCACAGGTCTAACCTATAATAACGGTACAAACAAATTCAATTTACCTGTCGATTACTTTTTCTTAGAAAAGGTAATATACAACAACAGTAAAGAGGTAGAAAAGGTTAGTCATCGTAAGATATTAAACCTAGTAAACTCAAACCTAACCGCTCCAAGTACCGCTTATCCGGTATACACAATGGATGAGAATGGTATATTGGTTTACCCTACTACAATAACTACAAACGTAACTAGTCAGTACTTAAGATACCCAAGAGATCCACAGTGGACTTACACTGTAAACGGACTTGGAGATCCGTTCTTTAATCCAAACGACTCTAACTACGTAGACTTTGAGCTACCACTCGATGACTTTGCTAACCTGGTTATAAAGATCCTCGAATACTCTGGTATATCAATTGGAGATAAAGATATCGTATCGGCAGCTAAAGCTGAAGAAGTACAAGACATTCAACAAAAACAATAATGGCATATATTACTAACTATCAGTACTATACCAATAATGGTAACATTCCTGAGGACGCTAATTGGGGGTCTTATCAGTACGTCAGTTTAGCTGACATCGTCAATAACTTTATATTGATGTATGTTGGTAATGACAAGTTGGTTAATAATGTCGACAGATATACTGTTCTATTTCACGCAAAGAGGGCGATACAAGAGCTTAACTACGACGCACTTAGAAATATTAAAGTTCTTGAGTTTGAGCTAGGCGATCAATTAAAGATGGTATTGCCTCCTGACTATGTAAACTATGCAAGGATATCAATGCTCCGAAATGGTGTCTTATATCCGCTTACAGAGGCTCGTCAGAGCATTACAGCTACAGCGTACTTACAAGATAACAATGGTGACATTGTGTTTGACTCAAATGGTGAGGTTGTTGTAGGTGAAGCTAAGTTAGACATACTACGTCAACAGAATCAATTATACGTAGGCCCTGGTCCATACTATAACCAAATGGGATGGGAATATGAGGGTGAGTGGTACTTTGGTTATCCTATCGCTAATAACTTTGGTTTAGAGACAGCTGATGCAAATATAAACCCAAGATTCTTTGTCAATAAAGCAGCTGGCGTGATTGACTTTACATCTGGTGTTCAGCATGCATATATTGTTCTTGAATACATTTCAGATGGCATGGAAAACGGTGATGACTCTCTTATCACAATCAACAAACTTGCTGAGGAATACGTTTACGCTTACTTAAAGTATGCCCTACTTAACAATAAGTTTGGCGTTCAAGAATACATCGTGAATAGAGTTAAGAAAGAAAAGACAGCTCTACTTAGAAATACTAAAATTAGATTAAGTAACATGCATCCTGGTCGATTGCTTATGGCTATGAGAGGCAAGGATAAATGGATTAAATAGATGGAGTTTCAAAGAACATTTCTTGCCGGTAGGATGAACAAAGATCTCGACGAGAGATTAGTACCGGACGGTGAATA